TAAATCGTAATCAAAATAAAAAAAATAAATAAAATATAGTTAGATATACAGCCCAAATGTGACAAAATTTTGTCACATCGCATGTAAACCTTAGAGCCCCAAGGGTTATGCATAGGTTGTGTATAGGATTTTTGACCTAAATTTTGTCACATCGATGTGACAAAACTTCTGAAACGTTGATATGACGGGGTTTGGGGACGTGACAAAAATGTGACATTTTTATATAGGTATAAAATATGAGATAAAAATATGCATAAATATTGCATAAATATGCAAAATGAGGTGTAAAATGGACAATTCAAGGATAATGTACAGAGATATAATGGTTAACTGGTTAAGGATGTGACAAAACGATGTGACAAAATTACTTAACTGGTTAAGGATGTGACAAAATTTTTGTCATACATAGATAAAAATGTCACATGTGACACAACGATGTGACAAAATTACTTAATCAGTTAAGGATGTGTCTCTTTTTGTCACATTTATTATTCATTGGTCGTTACGAATAATTTTTTAAAGTTTTTCCATTTGTCTGTTTCACGGAAATTGTGCCATACATAAATAATACCAAAAATAGATAAAAGAAGTCCCACAACACCTGTAGCAATGGTTTGAAGTAGATGATTTACTGGGTCATTTAAAAGACACCAAACACAAACCGCTAAAAGATACACAGTATTGACCACATATAGTTTTTCAAAATAGACTGTGAGAGTAAAATGAATGATTATTGATACGCCCCATAGTATTGTAAGGATAAGCTGTTGAATGGATGTAGGATTTCCCATCGCTATACATAAATATGTTTCTAAAACATATGATAAATATATGAGGTAATATGATAATTTAGTGAGTTTCATTTTGAGTACCTCATAACGCTAAGTTATTGTCTTGTTCTTTTGTGATGTGGTCAACAAAATGTTGAAGTGCTTGACCACGTGCGGATAAAGCATTTTTTTGTTCTAAAGGCATTTCTGATACATATTGACCTTTGTAGGTTACAATAGTGTCATAACTGAAACCGGGCTGGGTTGATTCTTCTTGTGCGATTTTCAAATCCATTGTGCCAATGAAGAAATATTCATGACCTGTTGTATCTACATAAGAAATAACAGTCTTATAATGTGCATTACGATTCGTTTGACCTTTAAGAAGTTCTAAAATTTTTTGATTTTGAGTTTCATAGTCACGATGAGTACCTGTCCAGCGAGCTGAATGAACACCCGGTGCTCCATCAAGTGCGTCTACAAAGAAACCAGAGTCGTCTGCAATAACAGGATATTGATAGTTGAGCTTTTTTGCAATAGTGGTTGATTTGAGACTTGTGTTTTCTGTTAGAGTTGCACCTGTTTCTTCTACGTCTTCGATTTCTGGAAAATCAAGTAGACTTAAAACTTCAATGTCAGGTAAGAGTTTCTTTACTTCACGGATTTTGTCAATGTTTGTAGATGCGAAAATAATTTGCATAAAATTCTCCTATTTCTAAGATAAAGTAAAGAGGTCAAAAGACCTCTTTAGATTTGAATATTTAGTTTTTGGTCAATTGTTTCAACAACCTTGTTGAAGTTGTCAATAAAGAAATTGTCCGGGTCAGAGTCTAAAATGACCAATTTATCCTTGAATGGTTCAATCAATTCTAACAAATGATTGGTGAACTCATCACGAATGGTTTGGTCAGACATACCCATATCTCTAAAACCATCATCAACATAAGTCACCTCAAATATTGATTTCGGTTTCAAATGTAAAGTTTACAGTTTTGCTCAGACCTTTTTTAAAGTCAAGAACAAACTCATATTCGCCTTTACAATTGGTCAAAACATCATCTTGGTACAATTCGTCATCTGTTGGGTATAATCCAACAACGATTTCTTGAGCGGTTTCAATGTTTTGATTGAAGAGGTTCAAATAATATTCAAAGTCTTCATCTGTTTCAACGATTTCGTCCAAATCGAGATGTAGAGTATCGGAATAAAGTGTCCATGGTTGTAATTGACCTTTAGTGCAACAGTCTAAGGTTGTTGGGTCATAGTCTGTTTCACCTGTAATGTCCATTGTCAATTCTAGCTCTTGACCATTTTCAGTAAAATGAATACGAATCCAGTCAGGTGTATAGCCTTGATGTTCTTTTGAGTTTGCTGATAAATAAAGTCTCATGCTTCACCTTTTCTTTTCCATGCTACAAGTAGTTGACCGTCACGTTTGTTTTCAACGTTAGTCCATTTGGCGAGTAAGTCACGAGTATCAAAACCTCTTGATGTTACAACAGCATAACCATTTGGTGTTTTGTGCATTGTGACTTCTAGTGGTTTGTCTTCTGTTTCATATTGTTTGACATCATGAACAAACTCATTTAAGAGTTGTTCAGAGTCATAGTCAAAGTCAAAAAGCCATTTGTTGGTTTTAGCAGGCGCTTTTGATGCTTCTGAGACTAAGAGGTTTGACAATTTATGAGATGTCACAGGAAAATCCGTTGAAAGTTTTTCAACTAAATTTTGAACTAAACCAACCAACGTTTCTTTGTTGCGACGTGGGTTTAGACTCATATAAAGACGAGACATTTCACCGTCAAGGCCTTGTTCAGCGAAAAGGTCAAATTCTTGTTTGACTTGCTCAAGTGGTTTGTCTGAAACGAATGACATGGTTCTTTGTTTAAAATTTTCAAGGTCTTTGTTGTCTTTATTTTGACTGGCAAAGACATATACATATAAATCTGTCATAATTTTATCCTATTTTGCGCTTGTGAGGCTGACATAAAGCCAATTGTTCATATCGGCACGTTTTTGAGCACGTTTGTCAGCTTGGAAGATATCGTCATCGTGTAGGGAGAATTTGATTGTTTCTCCACTCGTTTTATCTTTATATTCAGCGATGTATTTTGGCATAATAAATCCCCTTTATGTTTATTTCAATAATTAAGTGGTTTTAGGACTTCAGTCCTAATGAGTCATTTGCGTAGGCAAATGGTGAATGAACTTGTTCATTCATTGATGAAGTGGTTTTAGGGCAACGCCCTAATGTTGGATTTGCTTACGCAAATCCTGAACTGTTAGCAACAGTTAATTCATGGATGAAATGGTCTCAGGGTTTTAGCCTTGATTTTCAACTTTGTGTAGACAAAGTTGAAAAAATGTCAAACTTATGATATAATAGAAATACATAATAGAAATGAGATGTAGAGATGAAAACATTACCTTTTAATATTGATGGAATTTATCCACTTGACCGTGTTCTTGAACTTCAAAGTATGTCTGAGGGTTCAGAAAAACCTTGGGTTTTTGAATTTGTTGGTGTACAAGAAACCTTTGATTTGTCTAAAGACCCATGGGCTCAAGGTGGTCAAGAACATGGTGACCATTTATCAGCCTTTTTGCATACGGGTAAAATTCTTATTCCAGATTCAGCATATGATGAAACTGTTGAGTTTTTCAAGAATTTTCGTGATGAACATTTACAAACCAATAACCCGAATGAAATCGTTGAGTATTTCTCAGGTGTAATGACAGCGAATGGAAAAGCATATACAGATGTGGATGAAGTCTATCGTGAAGCGATTGTTGAGTTGGCAAACGATATCATTTTCACTGACCGTGATTTAGACGATATTAAAGATTTTGAAGTCTCTTTACAATAATTTAACAAAAATGTGTGAAATCTGCACTTTTTTGCTTGACAAAAGTTCTTTTTTATGATATAATAGATTTATAAAACAAAAGGAACTATATTAAAATGGCTCAAAAACGATTTACCATTACTCTAACTGAGTCACAAGTTGATTTTATTAATCAGCTGGTTGATTCGGGGGAGTATTCCAAATCTCAAATTGGTCAAGAGGCGATTCGTCTATTTATTGACCATATTCAAGCCAGAGCTGTTCGTGAAACGACTTTAAGTTTGGCGACACAACTGGTGAGTGAAGATGCGGAAACTGTTGATAAACAATTAGTACTAAACATTTTAAGTAAATTAAGCGAAAGTGAGACACATAAATGAAACTCGGACTAGATATTGGTAACTCTACTGTTAAAGGTGCAATGTTATCAGAAGACAATGAATTATTAGCAAACATTAAATATCCATCGGCTGTAGTACAAATTCCTGATGCTAAATATGTTGATTTTCCATATGAAGAAGATTTCTATATTCAGGTAGTTGACAGTAAGTTAGAACACTTCAATACCATTACAGCCATTGGTGATAAAGCTATCAATATGCCGGGTTATCAGGAATATGATGTAACATCAACATCTTACAAAGCAAATAACCCAATTACAACAGCATTGATGTTTGGTGCGATTGCTCAAAACACAACTGAAGAAGTTGTACATGTGAAATTGGCTGTAACAGTGCCTATTGTTGAAGCTAAGACAATTGGTCTGATTCAAGAATATAAGGACTTGCTGACTGGAACACACGTTGTCATGGTCTTCACTCAAGACGGTATCCGTCGTTTAGAAGTACATATTGATACAGCTGTTGTTATGAACGAAGGTCAAGCTGGTTTCTTGGGTATGTTAGATACTGTTGATGCGGAATTTCGTGAGACTTTAAATCATGTCTATAAAGAATTGGGTGAAGATGAAGACCCTGTTGGAAGTTTTGAAGATTTCCTTATTGTAGATATTGGTGAGGGTACTACTGACTTAGCTGTTTTCCGTAATAAACGGTTTAATCCAGATTTCTCATATTCTGTAACAAGAGGATATGGTAATCTATTAGAAGATGCAATGAGTACAGCGGCACGTGAAAATCTGACAATTGAAAGTCGTAAAGATTTACAAAAGGTGTTGGAATCAACCAACAAACGTCGTAAAGAACGTCGGGAATTGTGGGAAAATTATGTGCAGCCAACGAAGTCAGCCTTTGTGGAAACTGTGGTCGATACTATCATGAAGACTTATGGTTCTCGTGACTATTTCGACGCTATTATCTTCTTAGGTGGCGGTTTCTCAGCTCTAACTGGTTACACAGTTGACATGGGCTTAACGGTCATGCGTGACGATAGTATTTTTGTTGAACTTAACAAACGTTTGAAAGCTATGAATAAATCGGCCGATTTAATCTTTGGTATTCCGGCTCCATATTCTCAGGGTATTAACGAACGTGGCTTAACACAAGTCTTGACTTCTATGTAAAGGTGACATTCATGTCACCTTTTTTGCATTTTGTCATAGTTTATGATATAATAGACTTATTAAAGACATAGTAAAGACTTAGTAAAGGGGTCAGACATGGTATTATTACCTACATGGGAATATCAAAATTATGAAAACAATGTGTTGTCTGCAGTTGACGTTATTTTGTGATTCTTGATAATTATCACATATAATACGTAAACGATTAACAAATCGTTCAAAACATGTTGTTTGGTCATCATTTATAACCTGTTGACTAATATCGCTTTATATGATATAATAGTATCAAGGAGATGTGTATGACCCATAGAATTCAAACATACATCGTTAAACCATCACATCAATGGTATAACGAAATTGATTTTCTGTCATATCTCAGTAAAAACCTTTACAACTCTTCGCTTTATTATGAACGCCAAACCTATTTCAATACAAATAAGTTTCCACATTACTTTGAATTAAATAATACATTTACTCATTCAAATCAAGTGGATTATCGCGCTTTGCCTGCTAAGGTGTCAAAACAAACGCAAAGAGCTGTTGATAATGCGATAAAATCATATCTAAAGTTGAAAAAGAATCCTGAACAGTATAACCAAGCAAGATTACCTCATTATTTACATAAAACAAAAGGTCGTTTTCCTGTTTTTTATGAAAAAGGGGCTTTGTCCTTTGTCAAACAGGGATTTATTAAGTTGTCAAAAACATCCATAGAAGTCCCTTGTAAACTTGATAAATCAGTTGTTCAACAGGTTCGACTCGTACCTTGTACGGGTTATTATAAAATTGAGATAGTATACAAAAAGAAAATCAACCCAAGAAAACGTTTGGGAAAACCTGAACGGTTTGCTAGTATTGATTTAGGTATCAATAATTTAGCAACCGTTACATCCAATGTTTTCTCACCAATTATCATTAATGGAAGACCATTAAAAAGTGTCAATCAATACAGTAATAAAGAAATTGCGAAAGCACAAGCTTTATTACCAAAGGATGTCTATACTTCAAAACGTATATCGTTTTTATACGGCAAACGGTATCTGAAAATTCAAGATTATTTACATAAAGCTGGTAAACAGTTAGTGAATTACTTAGTTTCTCAGACCATTGACTTGCTGATTATTGGCAAGAATCAAGGCTGGAAACAAAACACAAACTTATCCAATGTAACGAATCAGAACTTTGTACAGATTCCTTATAACCGTTTTACACAAATTTTAGAATATTTATGTGAAGAACAAGGCATTGAAGTTGTTTATCAGGAAGAGTCTTACACAAGTAAGGCCAGTTTCTTAGATAATGATGAGATACCAGTTTATGGTGAGCTTGAAGAGACACCATTGTTTTCAGGTACTCGTATTTATCGTGGTTTGTATCGAACAGCTAATGGACATTTGATAAATGCTGATGTCAATGGTTCTTATAACATCATGAAAAAATATTTAGAAAACTATGCAGCATGGGACAACCAGAAATGGTCTGACTGTGTAGAGGTGTGCAGTACACCACGTGTTATGTCAGTTTTATACTGAGATACACAAAACTATTTAAACGGTGATGTATAAATATCACACTTTAAATAGAACTGAAGCTACTTTAAAGTCATTGCCTGATACATTCATTTATGACGTTAGTATGGCAGAACATTGTCAAATGCTTTCGTTAGATGATATACGTAACACTATTGATTTTGGCAGTAAGAAACATGTTATTTATCTTAATGGTGGTAAACTGGACATCTTACACGCTCATGAGTATCGTTGTTATGCGTCTGAATGCGAAGTCTTAAAGAACTCAGATGATAAAATCGCTGTATTTGATAATCATAAAGTTGCTGAAGAGGTTCTGAACATTATGGTTCCGGGTAAATACATTAAACCTGTCTATGTTGACATGATTCCAACGCCTTTAACGGCTCATACTTGTGAATCGTTTACTGATGTTGCAGATAAGATTACACAAGGCATAGAAGAGTTTGATGATTTTCAAAAAGGTCTTGTTGATTTGGGCGACATGTTAATGGAGAAATGATTTATAACTATGAAAGATGACAATGTCATCTTTTTTGACTTTTGTCATGTTTTATGGTATAATAGATTTATTAAGGGTTACAGAGGTGATTATGGGATTTTTGGATAAAGTAGACATAGAAGAAAAAGTATGTAACACTGTTCAAAATGCTTTTAAAATGCATGAACCAACAAAGAAAATGGTTGTTGACCGGTTTTGGCCTTATCATGATAAGGTTCGTGAAAGTTCTATTGCAAAAACAATTGAACTAGATTCTTGTTATAAATATGATAATATCATGAGTGCCTATGCTTATGCTCGTGATTATGGCATGGAAGTAACTCTTAAATTTGATGGTATGTCACCATATATGCTTATGGTTAATACGGAAATCAAAAATGGTTTCTTTGGGTTATCAGCCAAAACAACAGAAGATGATGGTTTGACTCGTATTTCACCTGAATTTTTAGACACTGTATTGGAAAACGCATTTAAAGATTTGTCACATGAAGAGCTTAGACGTGCTCGTGTGGAAGCGAATAAACAATCGTTGCCTGAATATTTCACGTTTTCTAAAGAAATTGTGGAGAATTGTGAATTAGCGCCCGTTAAAGAAGCGAAAAACACACATGGTGCTGGATTTACGATTGTACCCAACAATGGTAAATTAATTGTATCATCTGTTTCAAGAGCTATGGGGTATGCAGATGCTGAGTTGTTGATGACAGATTCAAATAACAATTTAGTCGTATTTAACACAGAAGATGATGCTGTTACAGCTTTGAATAAATTGGCTCCACGTGAATATATTTATCCCCATTATTGGGATTTTCAAGTACAAGAACCGGTTGACGGGTTTGAAGTCACATCAATGAAAGCTGTTGCTAACTGGTTTAATGAGACATTGGCTAATCAAGCCTTTGAAAATAGTTTAGTTGATTTAAAAGAAATAAACTTACAACAATGAATAGGTGGATTACAAAACTTACGAGTTTGATTTAGGTCACAGTCTGGTTTAGCTCATTATGGCAAAATTATTGAAGTTCATCTTATTCTATATTTAGTTGACAATGACCTCATTATATGTTATAATATAAGTATTAATTCTCATTTACATAAAGGATTTCACATGCAAAAACGTAAGTTCACGGTAGTTACACAACTACATGAAAACAATAATACATCTTTAATTGAATATTTTGATAAAACTCGTGTTCTTTACGCTAAAGCTATGCGAGAAACCTTTCATGTTCTCAAACGTGTTGACAATTTCAATAAATCATCTTATAATACATATCTTCAAAACAAATATGACATTACACAACGTACCGCAAACTCTATCATATTTGATGCGCAAGGTCAATTAAACGCTTTAACTGAACGTAAGAAATATGAAAAATCACAGTTGATTCGTAAAATCAATTATCTTGAGAACAATGTGATTCCAAAATTAGTTGAAAAACGTAATGACCATAATGATAAATTACAGCAGAAATTATCGGTTTCATTAGTGAAACATCGAAATTTAAGGCGCAAAATTGTTGCCAAAAAATTGAAATTAAATCGATTAAAACAAAGGCTTGAAAATTTGAATTATCAAATAGAAACAGGTCTGTTTAAACTTTGTTTTGGCACAAAACACTTACTTCAGCGTAATTATGAAAAATTTATTAATCAACGTGATAGTCAGATGTCTTTTGTTGGTGCAAAAGCCCAAAAAGCTTGTAATCTAATGCTACAACTAACATATAATTCTAAAAATAATCAATTTGACATCAAATTACGTAAAGACTTTGGCTTTAAAACAGCTAAAGGTGATGACCGTTATGTGTATGGTCAGGTTTATTTCAGACACCATAAAAATCACATCATATCAATTTTGCACCAAGGCAACAGTCCTTTGAGTTATAAAATCATTAAAAAGAACAATCGTTTTTATCTCTATTGTACCTTTGAAATTCAAGTGTGTGATGAGGATTTTGTAACACATTCATCACATGGTACGATTGGATTAGATTTCAATAAGGGTTTTGTCACTTTATCAGAAACTAATCAATATGGTCATTTAGTTCAAACACAATTTTCACCTTACCGTTTCAAAGCTGGTGATAAAACCAAAACAGATTTACAACGTATTGCAAATCATGTTGTGATATTAGCAAGGTCAACAGGTAAAGATATTTGTATTGAAGATTTGAATTTTAAAAACAAAAAAGCACAAACAGAATCAAAAAATGGTAAAAAGTATAATGATATGCTACATTCGTTAGCTTATCAACAATTCATGACAACGGTTGACAGTTGTGCCTATCGAAATCAGGTTAATGTCAACAAAGTTAATCCGGCTTGGACATCGTGGTTAGCTAAACAACTTTATTGTCCAACTATGAAGCTAAATAGCCACGTTGGAGCCTCATATGTAATTGCACGACGTGGACAAGGTTATAACGACTCCGTATAAAAGTCTTAAACAGACCTATACAGATGTATCAACGCAAGACAGTTGAGCATCTCCCTGTAGGAACATGTTTTTACAGAAGCATTGACAACAAGTCTTATTGTGTGGCTTTTAAGTTGAAATAAGATGAGTTAATGTGGAATAGGTTAACCGTAAGACCTTGAATTGAAAAATTCTAAAATTGACCTAGAAATGGAAATTTCTGAATGTTTAATTTTTAGTTACGATTAAAGAGGTAAAACAATGAATCCAGGATTCTTAAATATTGTAGATGCTAAAGAAAATCAAAATAGTATTGTTGAAGATAATAAAACTGCACATAAAGAATATTTGATAGAATATGGTAAATTCTTTTATGATATGCGAGACAAACTTGAAATGATTGGTGGCTATAAAATTGATGTCCCGTTAACATATGGTACCACAACATTATCCGAGTCTAATCGATTATCTGGAATAGTGGGTTGTGACCAAAAATCTGTCAATATTTTTTTGTATGAAAAATTATATGGTACAGGGTATAGATTGGCTGATATTAAAGTCGATGACCCAGACAAGGTATCTGTGCAGTTGTATCCTGATATTGCTGATTTTTCACCAGAATATTTGAAGACAGCCTTGGAAGAAACAATTCGTTCAACAGATGAAAAGTTTTTGACAGAACATCTTCGTAAAGCAAATCAAGAATCGATTACCGATTTGCGTTACGCACCTAAAATGCTCGAAAATGCGAGTACAATCAGTCCTGAACTGGCTAAACGTATTGATAGAGACTTATTCGTATCTGATTCAGATGTTGCGTATGAATTTGGTGATAAGCGGACTCTTGCTGTTTGTCACGGTCGTTTATCCATTGTTCAACTTAAAAATTTAGACAATACAGATGTTCTTAAAGATTCACAAGGCAATCTCATTGTTTATGATACGGTTGAAGATGCCGTACAAGCAGCAGCTGTTATGACATCTTATAAGAATATGAACCGAGATGTTCAAGATAAATTGGCTCACATGTCTCATAGCTTTGGGGCGGCTCAAGATGTTAACAACGTGACTGAATTAGCTGATATGATTTCGCAAGGTCTGAGTGAGAACAAAGACTTTATTGATGGCTTAGATGATTTAAAAGAAACTGAATTAACGAGGTAAAATAAAATGACAAAGAATTATGAATCACTAGATGTGGATTTTGGATATCGTACTCAAAATTATGAAGATGCTGTGCTTGGTCATATGCTTATGACTTTGACAGAAACTGAATCAATTCTTCGTGAACATGGTTTTGAGAAAACGACTACAGAAATTGAACGTTTTGCTGATTTGGGACAAGACCCTAAAACTGTACAACTGGAAGTTGATGTTCAATATCCTGAAAATGGTATCAATGTTGTTCTGACCGAAATCGATGGGGAAAATCGTCAACCGGTCATTGATATGGACATTGTTGACCGTGAAGTCACTTCTGTTCATTCACATGACGTTATCCGTCGTTACAAACCAGATGATGTTGTATTGACATTTGAAAAGGTTATGTTTGAACAAGTTCATAATCATTTGGATTTATCTAATGATTTGAATGACTTAAAAGAAACAGAATTGCAACAATACGGAGTTTTTACTCCTTTTTTCGTGTTCTGGGACTTGCAAAGTTAGCAATGTCATGATATAATAGTCATATACGTGAAAGGTGAATATTATGTCAAGATTAGAAACATATCGTGCCGTCACTCAAGGCTTAACTCAGGCAGACACTAGTTTCCGTGATGCTGTTGAAGCTCTTGACTATGAAATTAAGACGGATTTTTATAATAGTAAACGTAACACCATTAATCGACTAAATCAACGTACGGTTGGTCTTGTTCCAAACAATGAAAAACCTGTTGAGATTGTTGGTTTGGTTGATTTCCGGCAAAAGAAACTCACCTTGAATGAATTATCGGGTGAAGAAACTTATAATTTAGATGATTTTGACCCACGTTATTTGCGTGTTCTTAATCAAAATGTACATGGTAGTGAACGCAATCCTGATGAATTACCATTATCTAAATTATCAGTTGAACTCTTGGATGCTCAAGTTGATGAACCAACACAAGCGCTTCCATTTAATAATATTGAAGATAAGTATGATATTACTTCAACTCGTCGTCAATTGGAACAAGCGTTTGCAAATGAAATGGTTCTTTTAGTTGAGTTAGATGAGTTCGTAAAAGACAATGGGTTAGAGTCTGTTTTTGAAGCTCATAAAGATGAGTTGATTCAATTAGTGGATAAAAAGGCTTTTGCTCAATCATTTAATGATGCTGTGGTTGATTTGGGTCGCTCAGCTGAACATATTCTGGGGGCTTAATGATGCTAGAGATTTCTAAAGAAATCTTCGGTACAGAAGATTATGAATCTGTACTTGAAGTGTTAGCGCCAAGTGATGCTTTGGTGCGTGAATTTAATAAACGAATTGAAAAATTGGGGTAAAGATGTCAAACGCTAAAGATTTTATTAAACGTAAATTATCTGTGGATGTAGAAGATGCGTTAGACCGCATGGATACAGACACCTTAAATCGTTTTGCAACTATTATGCGTCGTCCGAACTTACAAGTTCGTATGAGCCGAGACCGGGCGCCTTATGGTGTGGTTATTGGAACACCTTATGGGTCTGTTTTGTTAGATGATTCTTTAACATCAATTGACATGGTTTACGTCAATGGTGCTCGTTTCTCTGTTAAAGAAAACGGTATCGATGCGATTGAAAAACTGGTTGATAATGTTGAGTCAGCAAAAGAAGTCTTGGGTTCTATTCAAGGACGTCAAAAAAGTGGTCGTAAAACACGTGCACGTCGTCGTTCACAAGATGAAGTGTCTATTGAAGATATTCAAGTTGCTGCAGCAGCTGATTTGCAAGCAGCTGGAATTCAATATGAAAATATTTTTTCTGAATTAAATGGTCTTTTATTAGACTCAAACGTATCAGCTTCAGATATTGTTGATGAACTCTTCTCATTTAATGTTGATGAAAAAGATATTCCTTACTTCTTGACTCATGAAAGTCAATATCGTATGGATATTCTGTCACGTGTCTATAATGTTCCACTTGGAACAGCTCAAATGAACTATGAGTTTGAACCAATTACAGCTGATGACAGTTTCTTGGGTCGCTTGATGACATCCATTGGTGTTGAAGAAGCTGAATACGATGCTAAAAATGGTGTTCTGCGTGTTGGTGAACGTTTAATTACAAACTTGCCATCAGTAGATGAAAAGGGTGTGTTCTCAAATGGTAATAAACGTTATTTGCCATACCACATCGGATACTTTGCTGAGGGTGAGGGTTCTCGTGTTGAACGTTTACGGGTAATTGACCCAGTGCAAACAGCTCTTGACTCTGTTAAACTACAATATGATATGTCAGCTGGTGACATTAAGTTCCAAACAATTTTAGATGTTACTCGTAATCTCATTGATTTTGACAAACACCCATATGGTGAAGAAATCCTTGATACACTGAAACGTAAAATTGTATTAGATAAGTCATATGCTTCCACAAACTCACTATTGAATGAGTTCTATGATAAAACAGATGATTTGGGCGCTGTTAATACAATGATGTTAGACGAAGATGCTCGTGGTCTCATTGACCCACTGGGAACTTCAAATGGTTCTAACATGGGTATGATTTTCTACTTAACAAAAGATGCTCAAATTAATCCTGATGGAACTTTAACACGTGGTGAATCAGAACACTCACTAGTTGGTGATATTCTGAATGAACACTTTGTTGATAAAGATAACTTTAACCGTAACCAAATGAGTTTCAACGCCATGTTGACATCAACAGACGTGAAGAAACTGAAAGTTGCTTATGCTGAATTTGGTCTCTTTAACAGTGAAGACGCTGTTGTTATGACGCAAAAAGGTGCTGAACAATATGGTTACAGTGATGAAAACGGTGAAACTCATGGTATCAAACGTGTAGGGGACAAAATGGAAGACTTGGGGCATGGTAACAAGTCAGTTATTTCCTTGATTGTTGACCCTGACATGGATTTAGAAACAGCTCGTGAACAACAATTGGAAAATGCTGTCAAATTTGCTCAGTTAAATCCAGATGTTGATATGGTTGTTAGTCCAATTTCCCTTGCGTCACGTATGAACATGGGTGTGGCTCATGAAGGTCTTGCGGGCCAAACTTCAGACTTACATTTACCTGATGGAACTGTCGTGAAAGACGGTGTCACTGAAATCATGTATATGAGTCTGCCTCAAACTGCAGAACACAAGTCTAAAGACTATGCGGTTGAGGGTCAAGGTCGTCGTTACTCAACTCTGTTCCGTTATGCTTTGGCTTCTAAAATCGGTATGGATATGTACAACCAAGCCTTTGTCAATGATGAAGTACGGGCAGAACATATCGATAAAGCAGCAACAACCTTTCAACGTATGGGTATCTCTTTTGTAGATGATACACAACTGGTAACTCCGGGTAACGTAAAACAAGTTGTTGATGCGCCAACGATTGATGTATCTGAATATGCTGGATTTACACCATCAGTGATTCGTTTGTCTCTAATGAAACAAATGGAAAACGGACAAATCAATATTGATTTGGGTGAAAATCAACTGGTGTCTCCATTGACTGGTGAAGTCATGAAAGACAGTGATGGACGTAATATTTTACCAATTCGTGTAACTGAAGGCGGAATTATTCCTTATCGTTATTCAGAAATCTTTAAAGATTTGTCTCTGGGTAACACAAAGAACTTACAACGCCACTATGACCACGCTGTTGGTAATGACTACTCATTATTGACTCGTAAAAACAATATTCTGAAGAATATTGATACGATGACCTTTACTGAGGGTGCTCACACGGATATCATTGTTCCAGACCCACGTCTTGGATTAGATGAAGTTCGTTCAACACTGGATACTGCTCGTGTCATTGCTCACCGTGACCCTGCTATTAAGTCTGGTAACACTATTTTCTTCAAGAACGTTGGTGGTGGTGAAGCAAACGTTATGCATATGCAACCGTTGATTGCTCCACAACAAGATAAAGACTATGATGGTGACTCTGAGGGTGCAAGTAAAGAAGAACAACTGAACTTGACTCAGGCTGGTCGTGATGAAATGTATAATCGTTCATCTGTAACAGAACAATTGAACCACTATGGTGAAGTTTACTTAGCTTTAGGTGGACACTTTAAGGCTGCGGCAACAGCTAACAACATTGACACATCTGATTTAACATTTGATGATGGTAAGTCTAATGAAGAGCTACAAGCCTTTGTTGAACGTGACTTGAAACAAATTGTGAATAGTCCACAATCATATGGTGCTTATGCTCTGTCATTTACAGACAAACAGTCTCTGTTAGATTCACTTGGTAAACTGGCTGATGATGGTATTAAGGGTAATCGTGCTGACTTGGAACACCATTTTGAAAACGGTTATACAGTTGATGAAAACCGTGCTGTAATGAAAGCCTTGATTGCTAAGTCTGAATGGACTGGCTTGGCTGGTTCTGTAACCAATGACTTGATTGCGAACTTGGGTGACCAAGAATTCGATGCTGAATTGGTACGTACAGCAATGGACATCACTCATACGATGACACAATCAGTACTTCAAATGAAGAAAAACGCTGATAAGTTGCCTGTCATTGACCAAGGTATTAAAGACATGAAGTCTGTAATGTCTGGTAAGTATGATGTTGAACGTTCACGTCAAGTGCTTAAAGAAGTAACTAGTGGTTTGATTCCAGAACAAGCTGTAGATAAGTTTGTTAACGTGGTTGCGGAAAAGCAAGAACCGGGTGCTAAATTTGGACATGGAGTTCTGAATGGAACTGATATGTCAACAGCTAAATTGTCATATAAATCAGGTAAACAATTTGGTAAGGCTCTAAAAGACATTACCAATGAACAAATGGGCTTAGATGATGACCTTGCGTCTCTTCTAAACCAATTCTAAGAGGTCGAATATGACCTCTGTTTTGCATTTTCAACGATGTTGTGATATAATAGAAGAAGAATAATGAAACAGGTGAAATGTATGACAGAATTTGAACAATTACTTGAAATGGCACGTAATGGGGAAAACTTAGATTCATTGGTACATCATGAATCTGAAGATGTTCGTGCAACTGTGGCAACACATGGGCGTGAACAAGATTTAGATATTTTAGTCAATGATAAAAGTGATGACGTCTTATTTGAGGTGGCTGTCTTTAATCGTCCACAAGATAATTTGATTTTAACTGAAAATGGCTTTTTTGACCGTTTATCTAATGAAGAAAAAGAACAGTTAGAGGAGATGCGTGCGTCACAACTAACTTTTGATGATTTGGAGTCCTTACAAGAAGCGGGGTTAGTCAATGAGTAAATTAGGTGCTGTTGGAGATTTAGTCAACAAGTTTCGTATTAACCGAGCTTTGGCGAAAACAAATTTTGGATATGTTGAAGGTTATTTATATGTTTCACGAGATGATGAACGTCAATTCATTCAAAATGTTGTTGACTCCATTGGATATCTGCCAGATTCGTTAATTGATGAAATGAGTCCACGTTTAATGCAACAGTCTGTTGGATACATGTCAGATGAACAAGTTCAAAAGATTCTTGATAAAGATTTGTATAGTGAAACAACACTTGCTGCGTTAGATAACAGTGTATTAAATAATCGTGACGTCACATATGACCATTTAGTTTATAGTGACCATACAGATGTACAAACCTACTTGGCTGAGTTAGGCGATGAGGAACATCTTGTTTATTTGATACGTCATGGTCAACCTGAAACTCAGGCTCGTGCTGTACCAAAGGTGCCTGATAATGAATTAGATGCCTTGATGGAACTTGGGACATCAGACCTTGTTTATAAGGCGATTGCCCGTCGTGGACGTCCACAAGATTTAGATGTTTTAGTCCGACATGCTAATTCTGATGTTCGAGCTGAAGTGGCCGCTCATAAACGTGATACGGATTTAGATATTTTGGTGAATGATAACTCGCATGATGTCTTACTTGAAGTCGCCATCGCTGGACGGCCACAAGATTTAGATGTCTTAATGTCACGACATGTGACAGACGGTTTGTCATCTACTGTTGTGGATGCTGTTATGGAGCATAAACGCCCACAAGATTTGGCAATTGTTTTACATGACTCAAATCCTAAACTTAAATTCTTGGCCGAACAATATACTGAAAGTTTGAGTCCTGAAGACCAAGAAAAAGTGGCAAATTTATCTCAGACATACAAAGAACAGTTAGAAGCGGCCTCTAAGGCTGTACAAGGCTCTGTAAGCCTATCTAACGATGACTTATGGGATTTATTCGATAAACAATTAGAGGTCTAATTTGGGCCTCTATTTGCGTTTTAAGAGGTGTTGACAATTGTTGGACATTGAGTATTAAAATGTCCATAAAAAATGTAATTTACTACGTTTACACGCGACAAAAACGTTATGATGTGATATAATAGACTTAGATAATAGTTTATGGTCAACATTTTGCAATTTGTCATGTTTTATGGTATAATTAAGTAAAACGATGATTGAGGTGTTACTGTGAGTAATGAATTAAGAAAAGAGTTGGGACAAGCCTTTACTCTACATGGAAATTATGTTCATGTGGATTTAGGGAAATTGTCCAACTATCATACAGATGAATATCGTGATTTGATTACTAAAGATGAAGCGATTGCTTTATTTAATAAGGTCTCTGAAGCAAATGGAGTACCAACATTACAAGACCCTCGTGGTTATTTTAAACCATTAGAAAACAATATTTATGACTATTTAAAAGATGCCTATCAAGATGAATTTGAAGAACAGTTGGATAATATTGAACAAGGTTATTCATATGGTACAACTTATGCACTTGAAGCTGTTTTAGATAAGTTAGATAAAAAGGTTGCTAAAGATATTCGTCGTTTTGTACCTGAAAATATGAAGTACAATGAATTGCGATTTGTTGAAGCAACTGATGACGTTTGTGATGTAATTGATGAGTTTGCTAAGACTCGTGTTCAATATAGTCAGGTTTATTCTATTCGCCGGTCTGTAGATAAATCACGTCTGGATGCTTTATTAGATAAGTTACAAAACTTAGGTCATGATTTGACAAATGCGATTGGTGAGTCTATTGCTTTATCTGATGAAGAATTGTCACAAGCTTATGAAAACCAAAACGGATTATCAACAGAAGATTTACAAGATTTAGGCGGAGATGTATATGAACGTTAATGCAGATTTATTCCAACACTCAAACCCAAACGAATGGGACAAAATTGATGAAGCTTTGTCTGGTAAAAAATTAGAAATTCATCGTAATAACCCTTCAGAATTTGTTCAAGCAGCTGTTGCTCGTTATGGTCGTTTAGAAGATTTAAACTATTTGATTGATAGTGAATATCCATTTGTTTTGTCTGAAATTGCTATTCATGAACATAAAGAACACTTAGACAAATTAGTTGAGCATAATGACTTTTCAGTGCGTTTGACAGTAGCTACTGTTGGTGATGATAGTCATTTAGATAAATTAGTTGACGATGAGGTTAAATTGGTTCGTGCAGCGGTTGCCTTACGTGGTCGTGAAAAAGACCTTGACCATTATGTTGCTATCAATGATGAACCACTTGTTTTAGGTTGTGTCTTAAAACATGGTCGTGATAAAGACTGTGATGCCTTAATTAATCATCAAGACCCTAGTGTTCGTGTTAAAGTTGTAGAAGTTGGGCGTATGTCTGATTTAGTAAAGACCTTATTTGATGATGACCAACATGTAAGAGAAACAGCTGAAAAACAATTGGCTAAATTATCTGATGTCAAAGCAAAAATGGTTTCAGATTTAGCTATTAAATATGTTCAGGCTGAATTTGAAAACGCATTGGACAATGATTTAAAAGATTTATACAAGGATACTCATGCACAAATTTGATAAAATTAAAACGGCTGCTGATAAACGTTTAGCATTGGACAAACGTGGAAAAGCAGCACCTGTTGACTTTAAATCAGGTGATAAACTCATCTTGTCTGAAAAACTTGATGGGTTTAACACCTCATTAGATACTTTAGGTAAAACCTACTCCCGTTCAAATGAACTTGGTGGAGATATGACTCATCATAAGAAATTGATTCCTTTTGTTGATTTAGCACCACGGGTGACTGAATTGGTGAAAGACTTTTATGGTGTAGAACATGATTTTCAAGTCTTTGGTGAATTTATGGTGACTGACCGTATTATTCAATATTCTGAAGACTTATATGATAAGTGGTATCCATTCGATGTGTATAACTTATCAACAAAACAATATTTAGGGCCTTTAGCCGCTCGTGAGTTTACTGAGTTTATGCTTGAACGTGACCCGGGTTTACATAATCATATTATTCCATTACAAGTGATTGATGAAGCGTACGAATTTACATCGTATGAAGATTTGGAAGAGTATGTTTACAATCAATCATTGAACTCAGGCTTCGGAGAAGCCGGCAAGATGGAAGGTATTGTTGCCTATAATTATAATGGATTACGAGCGAAAATTGTCAATAAAGAGTTTAAAGAAACTCAGCGTACCGTAAGTAATGCTAAAGGGCATACCAAAGCGGTACAATGGGTGAATCAATATTTGACTCAACCACGTTTGACAAAATTAGTGAAAAATGCTTTAATTGAAGAACAATTAAATCCACATGCCAGTGATTATTTCACTACACAATTGGATAACATGAAAGAAGTTGTTTGGCAAGATATTTTAGAAGAGTCTATTGATACACCTGAATTTAAAGGTAATGACTTGAAAAACGTCTTGAATAAAATTGAAGCAAAGACCCGTTTAACAATGTTAGATGAAAAGAAATATTCAACATCAGTTGAATTATCTATGGATGATTTGAACTTTACTGATGATTTGAAATTATAAGACAAACATTTATAATGTCGATACTGAAAGGCGCATTCAATGACGGTTTATTTTATATGTGCAAAAATTAAAGCAAATAAAAACATGATGATTGTTCGAGAAGCTAACGCTGAGGATTTGGAGAAATTTGAGCCCGAATACTATTTGGCAAATGACTCGGACACATTTATTCATGAATTTGTAGATAATGGAATTGATTTGCATGTAGATACGAATTCTTTTGAGATGCTGGTCTCTGAAGATGATTTGATTGATATGGTATATGCTATTGTATCACGGGGTATAGCTTACTGTTTATATCATTATGGTTATAGGGGCCCAACAGAACCAATATTACGCTGGTACGTGATTGATGAAGAGGTGGCGCGAACACAAGAACAGTTGTCTGAGGATAATGCAAAGAACCGTATTTGTGCTGGTAATTCTCAACACATCAGTGAGATATTATATTTGCAAACTCTTCGTGAGCAAATTGAAAAGCTGAATATCCCAAAACAGGAAAAAGTTATTTTTTACGAAAAAACCCGCAAAAAAAATAGGGACTAAGAGTCCCTTTGACTAAACAGGTCACTTAGACCTGTTTTTCTTTTTGTTCGTACTTTTTGAGCGACAGCTTTAAATGATTGGATATTTCCAACAAATACAACACGTGATTTGGCACGAGTTAAAGCTGTATATAAAATGTTACGGGTTAAAAAGGTGTTTTGTTCTGTGACATTTCGAACAATTGGAATTATAACAGTTCCATATTCTGAGCCTTGTGACTTGTGAATGGTCAAGGCGTAGGCTAATTCTAATTCCTCAAATTCTAAAAGTCCAAAGACTTCTGTGTAGCCATCAAAATTAACAGTAATTGTCCATTCAGACGCTTGTCCATTCATGTTAATTGTTTCAACAATTCCCATGGAACCATTTACAACATGGCGATTTCTGTTTTTCTTACAGACAACACGGTCACCTTCACGAACGACATTGTTGTTGATACTCAACATGACAGTAGATGATGTTGGGTTAAAAACATCTTGAACCGCATCATTGAGTCGTGGTACAATATCTTGAGCAATAAGACCCATTTGTTCAGCATTAAGATTACGATTGTAATAAGGGGTTAAAATCTGAAAATCAGCTAATTCCTCTTGTTTTGGTCGTAAAATCTTTTCTGTCAAGGTGTAAGGCAAACGGTCATTTACTTCAGGAACAAAGAAAATATCTGGCTTGTCATCAAACCATGTCAAATCTGGAAACTCACCATTTAAAACCAGATTGGCTAAAGGGATAATGTTTGAGTCATCTGTTTGACGTTTGACTTCGGTTAATCGGATATGTGGATAAGCTGTTAACAAATCATCAAAGACTTGTCCCGGGCCAATTGATGGTAATTGGTCAACGTCTCCAATAATGAATAATTTACAATTCAATTTTTGAGCAACTTCAAAGACACAACCAGCCACAACAGTATCAATCATGGAAGCTTCATCAACAACCATTAATTTGACGTTGTCTTTTTTTAAGGCTTCAACAGTTGGTTCCATATCGTTGACTAAAGCACCCGGCGTGATTTGTAAACGACTGTGAATGGTACTGGCTGGGAAGCCTGTTTGCTCCATCATTCGTTGAGCCGCTTTTCCAGTTGGTGACATACAAATGATTTGATTAGGCCGTAAATGATACGATACAATGTGAGCTTTTAGAATACCTGAGAGAACGGTTGTTTTGCCCACACCGGGCCCGCCGGTTAACAGAAATAAGTGTTCGTCTAAGGACGTCTCAATAGCTTCACGCTGTTTTTCAGTGTATGCAAACGTTTGCATAGAATTAAGTGATTCAATAATGTCTGTTTTATCCAGGTCATCATGTTGAGATGCTAACGTTTCCGCTGTCTTGAAAATGGTTTGTTCAGCCTCATATAGATTCGTAGGCTGGTAACCATGTTCAATTTGCGTGATATGTTCAGACTCTAAAGCCTGTTCAAAATCGTCGTAAGAATACAATTCACTGAAATGGGTGTTATACAAGGTTTCAACATATTTATGGGGTAAATAAGTGCTACCAATGTCTGTAATATGTTGTTCAATCGCTTTGACCAACAAAGTACTCAAGCGTCTTGGGTCGTTTTTAGGAATTTTTAACTTGTCAGCAATTTTGTCACAAACACTGAGTCCCATATTAGGTACAGTCAGTATCATTTCCCAAGGGTTATCCAACATGGCGTTATAGGCTTTAGTCCCATAAACTTGATACATGGATTTGGCAAAGTTGTTACGTTTACCAACATATGGTTGCAATTGGGAGATAACTAAAGACTCCATAAGGTCATTATCACGTCCTAATACATCCTGTAAAACATATTTGAGTCGGTCAGATACTGTAGCTCTACTTAACTCCAAAAAGGCTTTGGTGGCACTAAGACCAGAGTCTTTGTATGACTGTAGTTTACGGTTTAACTCATTTTGAACTTCATAACGGTCTGCTGATTCTGATAAAAGGTCAGAGATGTTATCATACGTCAAGGGCTGAGCTAATAAGAGTTTCACATCAAGAGATAATGCATATGCGCCATTTTCAAATTGATAACGATTAACATTTCCTATTAGTGTCGCTTCATGTGGTAATGGCGCTGCTGATGTATAAGTAAAGTTTACAAGACCACGTTTATAGACATAGTGTTTAAACTCTTGATTTTGTGTATTACATGTAGTGAAGTCAACACTACCACGGTACCAAACATTGGAATTTTTATCATTTTGACGTGTCTCAATAATAGAAATAACGCCATGAACTTCTGTTAGGTTGGTATCGAGTAATGTTGCTTCATCTATTTCTAAATAATTTTTACTCATAAAATTAAAATTCTGGTTTATCAACCACTGGTGGTTCAGCGTTTATTTTCTCAGGTTTACGTCGAATAGTATGTGACATTATGTCTGATGGACTACCAACAATATATGTTTTATTTATGGTTTCAAACTTGTCATCATCAAAATCATCTGATTCTTCAAATATTGATTTATGACCAAATAATTCATCAGCCTCTTCTCTTTTACGTTTGGCGACATACTCCTGAAATGATGGAATTTCTTCTACAACATCTTTGACGGGTTCTAATTCGTCCATATTCACATTATAGAGTTGAGCCAAAGTGTCCATTTGAGCTTTGAAAACATCAAACTCAGCAGTTACGTCTTGTTGAAGTTTTTCATAATCTGGAATTAACAAGTCCCACGCTTTAGCAACAAGGTCTTTGGTGTTTTGATTGATTTCACCAATCTCAAAGTATTCTTTGATTAAGGGTACGATTTCATCAGTCAAACGGTAATTGTTAGGGTTCAACTTTTTGATATAATATTCAACTAGTTGAAATTGACTAAGTGTGTCTATATCAATAGAGCTTTTAGTTGTCCCATATTCATAATACTCAATTAACATTTGAGCCTTTACAGGGTTTTCGTTATAGATTTTTTCGATTTGGTTTGATACATGTGTGTTTAACATGTAAGACTGGAGTCGTTTAATCCATGGATTTTGTTTAATATGGTCTTGTAACCATGTAGTTGATTTTTTCCATGTTGGTTTTTCTGACATGTGGTTACCTTTCTAGCAGTTGTCGGGCTTGCTGGTTTAATTGAGTGATTTCTTCTTGTCGATGACGTCGTTTAACAGCATCTTCTAAAGAACTTATTTGTACTTTCAAATTCGCTAGTTCAATACGACGCATTTCTTCTTGAAATTTGCGAGTTGTTTGCTTGTTGATAAGTTGTTCAACCTTGTCATATAAAAATTGAGCCTCATCTTGAAAATGACCTGAGTCCATTATTTTTTGAATTCTTGGTAATGATTCAGTGTCATGTTCAGGTTTATATCTAGGTTCTTTTTCAAGGTTTTCCGTTTTTGGAAATCCATTTTTGAGTGTCTTAGTCGACTTGTCAGATGTTGAGAGTTCGTTTTCCTCTTTTGAAACATCTAAGTCATCTAACCATTTGAGTTTGTTGTTAAATTGTTCGGATACTAAGTCATATTTGTCTTCTGAAACAAAGTACATTTTTATCATATAATAGAAAAAGACTAGTATAATGTATAAAATTATCATTGATAAAATGAACATCAACAATGTGAATGCAAATGCTATCATTAAAACGAATGGGTTAGATGTATCTATTGGGAACATGTCCAATATGGGAAATTTATCCATTATTCTCCTTTATTTTGAGTAACAATTTTCTTCACTAATACAACGATAAAAACAATAGTATATGTTGTTGCTAAAAAGCCAAAGATTCCAACAATGATTAATAAAATTAATAATATCGTGTTCACAAAAGCGATAAATAAACCATTTAACATCGTAATTCTCCTTTTTAATAAATGAGAGACCGTTATTTCACGGTCTCTTTGTTTTCAAATCTGTCTGCAATGAGACAAAACATGAATGCAACGCCCATAAATGGGACAATATTGTTAACTAAAGCTTGTAAATCGATAAACATGTCATCACCTCAATCCCATACTTTATCCAGTACATGCTTTGCATGACTGTTCAATTCTGTTCGTTTACGTTCATTTTGAACTTCTTCAAACATAGCAATGTATTTACCAACATCGGTTAATTGTTTGTTAATTTCAGCACGGGCATAACCTGTCAGTTGGTCTCGTTTCTCATATAGTTTTTCAACTTGAGTTTTAAGTGATACAACAGCTTCTTTTTCATCTTTAGCGTTTTCTAAAAGCTTGTCGATTCGCTTGATATAGGTACTTGTTGACTTTTCTGGTTTTACTTCCGCATCTTTTTCCATCGATGTGCCTGTTGCAAATGGTGATGTGCCATGACTCATTGGTAATAAAAGTCTCAGGAAAAAACAAAAAATTTTCCATGCTGCAAATAAGATGAATACCATCAAAATTAGTGTACTTGTGGTTCTTACGAATGATTTAGCGTTTTCAGTTGTGTCTTGACTGGCTTTCACTTCAGTATACGGTTTGGTTTCTTTAGATTTGGTCTTTTCAAAATTTAAATCCAATACGTCTTCTACATATTCTACAATATCCATTTTGGTCTCCTATAAGCGAAAAAAGGACAATGTCCTTTTTCTTAATTTGGGTAAATATAGTAAACTGGCCCACCAGCTGTTGGGTCAAACCAGCCACGGAAATCACTAATGTATTGGTTTCCGGCATAGTTTGATTCAGCTACTTTGATACGATTGGCAGATTCAACATCTGTCACGTAGGCAACGTGTCCATAGCCACCACCGTCATTTGGCCACATAGCTACAGAACCTGGAATTGGTGTGGTACCAACTCGGAAACCACGTGCTCTTGCTGAGTCAACCCACATATTGGCATTACCCCACCAGTTTCCAACCCATGGAGCTAATTGTTTGACGCCCCAAGTACATTGTCCTACGGGATAAGTGTTACCTGACTCATGTTGTACTACAGGTACAGAACCTGTTGTAATAGTTCCTTGTTCAGCCTTTTCAACAGCTGTTTGCGCTTTGGCTTCAGCCTCAGCCTTTTCCTTTGCTTCTTGAGCTGCCTTGGCTTCAGCTTCGGCCTTTTCTTTTGCTTCTTGAGCTGCCTTGGCTTCAGCTTCCACCTTTTCTTTTTCCTTAATTTCTTGTTTTTCCAGTGCAATACGTTTTGATTCAACAGTGTTCTTTTCAGCTTCTAAACTGTTTAACTGTTTTTCTAATGTATCACTTGCATTTAGTTCAGTTGTTACTAAACCGGGTACCGTTAAAGCTGTCGCTTTAGATGTTTCCGTTTTGGCTGTTTTCATTTTTGCCTTTACGGATTTAATTGTTGATTCAAGGGTGATTTGCTCAGCCTTCAAATGTTCAATTTTTTCTGCATTGGTAATATCCTTAATTTGTGGTTGCACAACTTCGTCAGCTAATACCGGACTTGCCAATGCAGCCCCAGTCAGGATTAGTGTCGATAGCAACAGTTGCTTTAATTTCATAATAACCTTTCATGATATAAGTGGAGTCTTCTCCCTAATACTATTATATCATGAAAGGTACACGGTGTCAATCGCTGTCATGAAATTGTAATATTTCTTTGGAATTCTTGATTGGCTTCTTTAATCAATTGACTAAACAAGGCTTGTTGGTTCAAATTGATTGTTGCCCTGTGATAAAGATTTACATAAGGCCAAATATAAGGAAATCGTTTTACATTTCCATTTGGCAATTTACATAAAAGACCCGAATACTTAGCACCAAATAAAAAGTCACGAGCGTCTACAACATCATCATAAACCTGTTCCATAAGAGTATGAATGTCAACAATCGTGTCGATTTCTTGAGATAAACGCTTTACAGTATAGCCGCTTACTGAATCATCATCAACAAGGATATATTCATCAACAGGTAATTTACAGATTAAGGGTTTAAGAGGAATTTCTTCATCGTATTCAGTACTGCAGATTAAATCTTTAGCTTGTTTTTGGAAACCAAATAATTCAAAATAACGACTGATGTTGAGTTGAATGTCACCTTTGTAATATTTGTCCAAACTGATTACTTCGTTGTTAAAGTCTGGAACTTTTGCTAATTGCTCATCTACATTTATCCAATCAATTTGAGTAAATGGACTACAACGTCTAAAGGCGTCTTCTAAACGTACTTTAAAAATGTCATAAGCTTTTTGATAGGACTTAGACATATAATAAAGTCCGTCATCACGAATGGCGCATCGGCGAGCCTGACTTGGTTCTGGTAAGTAGACACTGTCTACTTTTGCCGTGCTAGATGACACGTCAATTTGTTCAGGAATAATATAGACTAAATTAGGCAAATTCAAGGTGTCATATAAATCTTTGACTTGCTCAATATGATTTTCGTCACGAATGACGCAAATATATAAACGGTCATCAGTTTGAGCAATATAACCAAACTCATAACGGTCTGAACCAAAGACGTAGGCTTGTTTCTGACAAGCTGGAAATAGCTCTGTCATGATTTGGGTGAAGTTGGTGTCGTCATCATAATAAAGATTTGCACGAACATCTACATGTAACCATGTGTAATCACCAATTAAATCTTGAGCCAAATATTGACGTTCTTCTAAGGTGAAACGTCCATGTTTTTGGTCAATATATTTTTGATGCGCTAATACAAAAGAACCATAGTCGACAAAATGTCCCTGACTTTCAAGCCATTTTTTGGCTTCGTTCATCATATGAACATGACCTGTATGTAATGGCGCAAAACAACCTGTTGTGATTAAACAATAGTTGTCTGTTACAGGACTATATTCTTGCGCTTCTTTTAAGTTCTGACATGACTGTGGTGGAATATAACCAGCTTTTTCAGCTATATTCATACCAAAATCATGTATTAGTTGTTTATAACTGTCCAAGCTGGTCACCTCACTTAGTCTTTTAGATACTTGTGCATTTCTTCTGTGATGAATTGAATAATATCATCACGGTCATATAGACTGACAAGTTCTTTTTCTGTTTCTTTATCAATAATGGAATATCCATCAGATGAAATAGGTTCAGATTCTTTCAGTTCCCAATTGGCGATGAGAAAATAGTCGTCATCAAAATCATCGTCAGCAAAATCTTGATAGTTCAAATCAACTCGATAAGTTGAAATATCTCTGGTCGTTTCAATAATCTCAAAATTCTCTTTAAAGATTTCAAATTGTTCTTTTGTAATCGTCATATTTCACCTACTCTAAAATAGTTTCTAATCGTTCATGATAGTTGATATAACCATCGTCTGTTTCAGTTGACCACAAATCTAAATGTACAGCTGGTGATAGAGCAAAATATTTATGGCGATTATAGCGATGAAGTTTATCCAAGGCGGATTTATATTCATCATATTCATCTTGTGCCTCGTCAGACACATGTACAGTAATTTTATGTTGACGTTCAGCTAAATAAAGTTCTACAATATCATATGGTGCACCAAAGACTTCTGTGTCGACACGTCCGTCATACATATCACCATTTGGTACAACTGTCATGATAGATTCTGGTATACCCAGTAACTGAGAGCATGCATAAACTTCAGACTTATGAATGTCAGTAATCAATTGTACGTCGACTAGACCATCGGATGCTTTACCAACATAACCTAAATAACAACCTTCGTCCATATTGGTCGTACCAACCAAAATTGGTTTAAAACCTTGTTCATTTAACAAGGAATTCAAATAATATAAGAAACTTGTACGAGCATAAGCTCCCATTTGACCCGTTGCCCAAGGCGTTGTTGAATAACCCACTGAATCAGCTGTATTAATGTAAGCGCTTACAAGACCATTGATTGGTACAGTGGTCAATTCTAAACCAAGTGCCAGACAAAGTTCTTGCGCTCTTGCTGTTGCATCTTCTTGATTGGTTAAAACACCATCATACAAAGGCATGGCAACAGGTACAATTTTCTTAATAGGTGAATCTTCTCGTTTTGATGCTTCATTCACAAGAGCTAACACTAAGGCAGAGTCAATACCACCAGATACGGCCACAACGGCTGTATCTAAATGACATTGACTCATGTAGCGATTGAGAAGTGCTGTTTTTTGCTCAATATATTCGTCAGCTTTGAAGTTACGCCAGTAACGATAACTCGCTAATTCATTGAGGAGTTCCGGATGAACAGAACTGTGATGATTTTCGTTATATACTTTCATAGTAGACGGGCTCCGTCCCATTCCCATTCGTAACGCAATTGTCCATCGGGGAAAAAGATAAGATTACGCATGTTTTCACCATCATTATGGTCGTTATACTTGGTTAAAGAATAAGAAAACATAACGTTTTGACCTTGATAGTCAAAGACATTGCCAATATTTGGCAACTCTAACAGTTTATGTCCATTTTCATTAAGGAAATTGTAAATGTTTTCCTTATCTTCTTCAGACATCTTGTGTTCGTTAATCCAAGCTTGGGCTGTTTCACGACGATATTCGTCATTTAGTGGACGTAAAGTCACCTGTTCAACCGCATTTTCTTTAGCGAATTGCAAATACTCATCAATTTGTTCAGGTGTCGACATCCATGCTTTGGTACAAACAGCTGTTAAACGTACAGAAAAACCAATTTCGTGCAAATTTGCAATTAGTTGTGGTAAGTCAATATACTGTTTGGTGCGTGGTGTATAGACTTCACCATTAATTTCCGGTCGGTTCGAGACCGTTGAAATCAAAATAGTGGATAAACCTAATTCATACCAACGTTGAAGATATGGTTGATAAGTTTCAAATTTACGTGCCATTGGAATTCCATTGGTCTGAAGTTCAATAAATGGAAAATGATAAGGTTCTAAGGTTTCCAAATATTCTGTGATTTGGTCAGGGAATAATGTTGGCTCCCCACGAGACGTCAACATGGCTGTTTGAACACCTGATGTTTTCGCCAACTCACAAGCCTTTCGTAAATTACGATGGTTAATTTCAGGCACTTCACGGTTTTGAGCTGTTGCTAACTCACCAGAAACACAAAATGGACAAACAGTTACACAACGGCTTGTCCCTGCAACAATAGAAAATATAGAAAATTGCATAGATTATCCTTTATAAGCTGTTAAAAACTCTTGGTCAATCACTTGACCTTGATTATCAATTACAAATAGATTCAAATGTTGAGTATGATATCCTGAATGACTTCCAGCGTCAATATCATACATATCAATATTTGTTGATGGTTTATAAACTAAATATGGATTTGCTTCTTGAATTCCATAATGATTACGGATAAAACAAGTTGGTGTATGACCAAATACAAAGACTTTATCCTGCCAGTCTGGATGAACATCATCATAGGTTAGTGATGTGTTAAACATTTCACTACGTGTCCAAACAAAGTCGTCTTCTGTTTGATTGGCTAGACTTTTATCTAAGTCAACACCAGCGTGACTGATGAAGAGCTTTTCATCTTGATGATAGAAATCATGGTCATTTAACCAGTCAACAAGTGGTTGCATATACTTATGAATAAAGTTTTCAAAAGCATAAAGACTTTGCTGGTCAATGAGTTCTTCTAACAGTTGGTAACGTTGTTTAAAAACAGGAACAAAATGTTGAATCCATGATATAAGTGACGTTTCACCACCAATGTTGAGCCAATGAATAAAGTTTTGTTCTTGTAGACTTTGTGGTGTTCGATAACCCAAAGCCTTTAAAAAGACAAGGTCATGATTACCTAACAAGACAAGAGCATTATGTTTTTCTTCAAATTCTTTGATGAACTCAAGAACTTTGACACCTCCACCGGTTTCTTGTTCATATCCGTCAACATAATCGCCAGCAAAAACAATACGTTTGGTTTTTGCCAACTCTTCAAGTTTTTGGCGATGTTTTTCTAAGGTTTCGATATTTGAATGAATATCAGAAATAATTGCATATTGCATAAACGTCTCCCTTTTAGTAGTTGATTTTCGTGATTTTGAAAGGCGTTTGGAAATAACCATCAACGAGATAGGTTCCACAATCGATATCTTCAACGGGTAAAAGTTTATCATTAATAATGACCATTTCACCACGTTGAAATGATGGTACATCTGGAATTGTTTCAATTTCGTCTTCTGATACGGTAATATCATCAGCTTCGGGATATTCATAAGAAAACAAATCATATGCTTGTACATATTCATAAACACATGTGATTTGATGAGGTTTACCCTTGAATATGACCCATTCGTTTCTTTTATATTTCATAAGTTCTCCTTAACTTCTACTGTCTGTAGTTTCACTTAGTAATTGGGGTTTGGGGTTTACCCCCATTTAGGCTTTGTGTAACAAAGCCGTCTGGCATTGACTACTTCGTGAGAGAAAAGGGGTACGGGGTTTCCCCGTATTAGGTTTTGTGTAAACAAAACCGTAAAAAAACAAAGACGCCATATGGCGTCTCTTTTAGTCTTTACGACGTTTTAGAACAAGAGTTGCTCCCATAAGTCCTAGACCTACAAGACCTAAAGCTGAAACAGTTGTACCTGTTTGTGGTAATTCACGTTTAGGTGTTTCTGTTTTCACGTCAACTTTTGGTTCTTCTACTTTTGGAGTTTCTGTTGGAACTTCAGGTTCTTCTGGAATTTCCAATTCAGGTAACTCTAAAACTGGTGGGTCAACTGGTAATGCAAATGGTACATCCAACTCAGGCAACTCGTGCACTGGTGGGTCTACTGGTAATGCATATGGAACATTCAACTCAGGCAATTTAACCACTGGCGGGTCAACTGGTAGTGCAAATTCTGGATTTAACTCAGGAATTTCAACTACTGGTGGCTCACCCGGAACACCAAAGTCTAAATGTTTTTCAGGGATTTCCAATACTGGTGGGTCAACTGGCAGTGCAAATTCTGGGTTATACTCAGGCAATTCAAACACTGGTGGGTCAACTGGCAGTGCAAACTCTGGATGTAACTCAGGTAATTCAAACACTGGTGGGTCAACTGGTAGAGCAAATTCTGGGTTGTACTCAGGAATTTCAACTACTGGTGGCTCACCCGGAATAAAGGTTGTTGGTTTTGGACGTGCATTTCCATCAGCCCAACCTGTTGCGTCTGCTAACTCAACATTACGACGGTATTCGCCTTCGATGTCTTTAGCAGTGAAACGCATAACATTGGTTGCATGAAGACGTGCTTTTAGACGTGTTTGATATGAGAAATGCAAAATCTTACCATCAAGACGGTCCTCATGGTAATCGAAACCATTTTCACGGTGTACAACTTTACTTGCGTCTAATTCAGCAATTGGAATCCATGGCTCAGCAGAACTCAAGTACCATACTCGCATAGAGTTTGGAACATACTCTTGGTTGTTATCCCATGTGTCGCTGACATTAACATCAATCAAATCTTTTTTGACGAAGTTAACACGGCCACCCCATTGGATAACATTAGGGTCTTCCTTAGTTTGCCAACCCCATTTAGCGACTACTTCATCAGCTACAGGGCCATTGTCCTTTTTAACAGTTCCTTGAATAACTGTTCCGTTAAAGGTCATGTCATAGCTTTGTCCCGGCGTGGTTGTGTCACGGTTGAACTGAGCTGACATAGTCAAACCAAAGGTCTTGTTCAATGGATGTGTATGGAAATAATCGTTAAAGGTTGTTGTAATGTTATTTGCCTGCACATCAGTACGAGCATTACCAACGACTTGATTTTCGTTGTTATAGACATCAAACTCTTGATGAGTTGTCCATGTCATTTCCTGTGGAAGTTGATATACAATTTTATCACCAGCATTGATTTCCATTTCATCAGGAATTTCTGTTTGATAGGTGATATTGACAGCGTCATAATTGTATGCTTCCTGTGTTGACATCGTTACTTCAGGCTTGTCTACTGTAATGACATCATCTTGCTTTGTGATTACAGTTTCTTCTGTATTTGCCAAAACACTATGATTAATCATGACAGAAGCCATTGTAGCAATACCCAGCGCAATAAGTTTGTTACGTGTAACGTTTTTCATAATACCTCTCAACTGTTTCCAGTTTAATTTTTCAGGCTCCTACATTTGAACCTATTATGATTATATCACAAAATACGAAATTGTGCAAGCATTTAGTTGCCATTGTGTCAACTAAATCATGAAAAATAGACATATCGAAACAATATGTCTACAACCAATTAATTGGTGTGGAACCAGCTTCTGTCAACATTTGATTAATGGTTGAAAAAGGTTTGGTTCCAAAGAAGCCTTTATGGGCTGAAAAAGGACTTGGATGCGCTGCTTTCAAGACTTGTTTGTGCTTGATAAGCGCCTCTTTGTCTTGTGCATGTTTTCCCCATAATACAAAAATTATAGGTTGTGGTAAATTATCAACATAGGTGATGATTTCATCAACAAAAGGTTCCCAGCCTTTGTTTTTATGACTGTTAGCTTTGCCTCGCTCAACAGTGAGTACAGTGTTCAAAAGCAAAACGCCTTGTTTTGCCCATGATGTTAAATCTTGTGAGTCACGATGTCCTATATCAGACTCGAGCTCTTTTAATATATTCCTTAATGATGGTGGTGTCTTATGTCCGTCTGGTACAGAAAACGATAACCCCTGAGCCATGCCCGGTGTATGATAGGGGTCTTGGCCTAAAATAACCACTTTAATGTCTTCTGGCTTTGTGTAATTTAAAGCGTTTAAAACCTTATCCGGTTCTGGGTAAACATCTGGGCCGGCTAAATCAGTAATGAGCTGACTGGGATTTGTTATCTCAGACCAAACTTCTAGTAAATAATTTTTGTAATACATGATTACCTCGCGTGCTGCACTTTTCTCAGTGGCCGTATAAGCCGTTCTCGAGGCCTCTAACATGCCTGAAACCAAGTCCGGTACGTAGACATTACCGTCGTAGTTCCCGTCGATTACGGTCACTATACAGTGTTCTAGGACGTCTTTAAAGGCTAAGTATGTCTTGGCTCCGCCAATGACAATAAAATCATCATATTTCTGACACATTTCCTCAGGTGAGGAAACGGTTTCAACATCTAAAGTCTTTGATGTTAAGACAACATTGTGACGATTTGGCAAGGGTTTAAAACCTAGAGATGCGAATGTTGAGTAACCCATAACAATAGTCTTGCCAAGAGTTAACTCTTTAAACATTTTCAAATCATCAGGATTATACCAAGGCAAATCGTCATTGTTGCCAATTAAACCGTTCTTGTCCTGTGCCCAAATTGCTGTAATCATTGTTGATGTACCTCTAGTCCCCACATAAGGGCTGTTGTTACAAGAAGACCAGCAATCAAACCACCAAGGTGACCCGGAATACTAATTCCCGGTTGGGTAAAGGTTTGATAGAGGTTGTATCCCATGACTAAGAGAAGCCATAAAGAATATTCTCGCATTAAGTTACCATACTTAACAACAAGAACTGCCATTGCACCCATAAGACCAAAAATGGCTGTAGAGGCACCTGCTGTGACTACATTTGGGTTAAAGAAATACACGGCTGTAGTACCTGTGATGGCTGACACCATATAGATAATAATGTATCTCCACCAACCAACAAAATTTTCAACAATGTTTCCAAAGATGTATAAAGACACCATGTTGGAAATAAGATGTGGAAGCCCGATGTGGATAAAATTAGCTGTAACAAAAGTAGACCATGTAGCAACTGGTGCATACATGGCCCCATTTTGTAGAAGCATGTTTGTATCCGTCATACTTCCAAACTTAATCAACATCCAAAATGCGACTCCCACATTGGCTACTATTAGTAGTAGCGTAATGGGTTTTATGTTCATTTATAATCCTGCCTAAATAAATCTTTTAGAGCTGTATGGTCTTGCTCATGTTTCAACTTCTGGGTTTTTAGACGACGTGCTTGACGGTCTAATTTTTCAACGACCTTGTCAATAGAGTCATACAAATCGCGTGAACGGTCTTCAGCATGCAATGTCTTCTTAAGTGGTAGAGTTGCTTCTGCTTTGGCTTCACCGTTTGGATATGTGCGAACATTGACAGTGACTGTTACTGGTTTGTCTGTATATTTCTCTAATACTGACAGCTTTTCTTGTACTGATGCTTTGATAGCTTCAGTTACTTCAATGTTTTCACCATGAATTTGAAATTTGAACATATATTACATACCTTTCAAATGGCTAAATCAAACTTCAGTTGAGGTTTGATAGGGTTATAGTTGACTAACTCAAAATCTTCAGCACGAATGTCATAGAAATTAGTTCCAGACGGCGCCTTCAAAATGAGTTTTGGTTGTGTGTGAAGTTTCTCTTCTTTAAATCGGCGACAAAGTTCTTTAGCCTGTTCGATTTGATTGTCATAAATATGCAGGTTATTGACAAAATAGAAGAATTTGCCAATCTCCCAACCAAAATGACAAGCAATCATCATTTGCAAGGCCACATATTGCATAGCATTAATGTGATGAGCGACCAACATATCATTAGACCGTTGTGTCAAGGTACAGTCTAAGTAAATTTTATCCTCAATTTGTCGAACATCAAATATAACGTTATAGGCGCATGGCAACAAACCATCAGTTTCCTCAAAGGCCTCATAATCCCACAAGGAAATGACATTACGTCTGTTCCATGGGTTTTCTTCTAACTGTTTGAGCAATTTACCAATAATATCATGTTTTTGAACAACATGTCCATATCTGTGACCAATGGTTCGACTATTGTCTACTTCCCAATCAGACCAATACTTGACTCCATATTTATCTTCTAAGACGTCTAATGAATTACTAGCGTCCTGATAAATCCATAAAAGTTCTTTAATGGCTGATTTAATGGGAATTGGTCGTAATGATGTGATAGGAAATTCACCATTTGCTAAATCATATTCAGCAAAAGCACCCGTCACATACAATGAATGGGCTGTTGTACCATCAGCGTATTTTGGACGTGCTTGTCCGGATTTTACACCATGATTTAAAATATGTTGGATATTGTTATAAAAAATTGTATCCGCTTTTGTCATATATTCATTATACCATACTTCTGTGTATTTGTCAAGCATTACAACTGTTCGATTTTTTCCAACAGTTCAATTTTCATATCATAGTTACCATCACCATTTGACCAAGCAGTAAAGAAATTGTTTGACCAATTAATGTAAAAACCATATTGGTCTTCATCAATAGCTAGTTGTGTTTGGTTCTTGATAGAGTCTTGAACTTGGTCATAAAGACCATAGGTATCGTTATGTTCAATCATATCGCTGACAACATTGTTGAGTAATTTGACAACATCATCTGATTTGGTGACAGTAATGTCACGCTCATAAGCTTCAGTCAGTAGGTACATGTCTGCTGTTACACAAAACATACCTAATGGTATATTTTGTGACCTTTCTAATTATATTTAGAAATTTTCTTGCTTCTTCCTGTCTGGTTTGGTTTTTATATCATCATATAAAATCTACTCCCATTTGTTATAACAGTCCACAAGCGTAACTTCCCGTGTAACCCACGGTAGTAACCAGTTTTAAACTGCGGTTAAAACAGTATATGTTTCACAAATGTTGGTTTTTCATTAAATCTTCAATTGTAATAGAATTTGGTTTTCGTTCTAAAATTAAAGTTTGTTTAAATGATAGAAAAAGAGGCTGATTAAGCCCCAAGTTTTGCGATTAATTCCTTAATTTTGGCAGGTTGGAAGTCATTCCAGCCAGCGAGTCCTGTTTCTTGCGCAGGGAAAACAAACGGCATTGCCATGCGTCCGTCTTGTCCATTTTTCAACATATCAATATATTCTACTTCGTTTGGCCCGTCTTGAATGTTGATGGCCTCATAAGGAATACCTTTAGCGTCTAGTTGACGTTTAGTCATGTTACATTTTGCACAACCATTTGTTGTGTAAATCAAAGTAATTTCTGGTTTGTCAGTTGGTTTAATCAAAGTCATTTTCTTCCTCATTATCATGTAAATCAATCAAGTCCCGTAGGATTTCTTTGTAGTCTTCTACCATGTGTCCTAAAAAGTGAACTACTTCTTCTGGTGGTAGTGAATCAACAGTATGTTGCACCAAATGGACAACAGTGTCAACATCTCCAAAAGCATAAGAGACTGCGTCCAATTCATCAGATAAGTCTACTGCTTGAATGATAATGGTTTTACTTTCAACATCGTCTGCTTTGGCGTAGGTTAATAGTTCCTTAATGCCTTCAGCAATGACATGTTTATAGGTTTGTTTCTCTGTCATTTAATAAATCTTCTTTCAGTAATGCAAGTGTTTTTGTAAATTCATCACACAACCATTGGTTCATGTGGTATTTTCTACGATAGTAACCCTGTTCATATTGAATATATGAATAATCAATATTCAGTTTATCTAAAACCGTATCAATCACTTCTGGTGTATAACCAGCTTTTTCACGGTCTTTGCGATTGTAATATACAGGGATATGTCCTTGGAATTCATCATGACAACGCTTTGTTACACGTTGTTTTGCTTCGTCATAACGTTGATGATACAAGGCTTGTTGTTTTTTCAAATAATCTAGAGTCATTTCTAAATAATCAATAAAGACTGTTGGTTTATAATCATCAAAATCAACGTCCTCATAAACCATTTGAGACAAAATGTCTCCAGTTTCTAAAATGATATCCTCTGGCATATGGGTGATTGGACACGTTGGAAAACGTAAATCCAAAGCTTTAAAAACATTTTCGTAGGCTTCTTTTTCAACATGTTTGTTGAGTGATTTGAACCGTGATGGTGATTTTAAAAATTTATACAAATCGGTCACTTGGCGTTTTGGTTTACGTTTACGACTCATTCGTATTCCTGCTACATAAAATATTAAATTGTATATTTTATGACCTTTCTCTATAAATTAGAAATTGTTTCTGCTTCATCCCGTCTGATTTTTAACACAATAAATCATTTGTATTCCTCGGTTCCTAAATAGTCAGCGTCAATATAACCTTTCATATTTGCAGCATGAACAAAAGACTGCAAAACCTGTGTTTCTGGTTTGGATATATAGTTATATTCGCCTGTTTCATCATCAATAATCGCCAAAAAAACTGTTGGAACTTTGACATCGTTGTCCGTTAACAGCTGGAAAAACTCCTTTGGTGTCATATTGTCATGAGTTCTTGTTAAATATTGTTCATAATTTTTACAACCATTTGAGTGGTACTTTGTAATGGTAATTACAAATTCCAACATTTTTTCGGTTGTATCTAACTGTTGCACGAGTCCAGCCAGTTCAAAGGGTTGCATCATTCGAGCAAGTGACGCTTCCCGTAATGTGAACGGGCGGGTTTGTAGGATTTGATACATATTTCTTCCATTCATTGATTTAGTAGTCGTTTACGACTTTTGTGGCTACATAAACCAAATATGGTACACCTTGTATCGTTCGATGGTGTTTCAATCGAAATTCAATAATGCGACTCATATATTCAGCCAGTATCCACGGTATGTCTTTTTTGTCAATGTTTGTACTTTTATGGTTTGAAATATATGGTTTTACGTTTTTGTTGTATAAATGAAGTGATGCAACGAAATCAGCATGTGATAAATCCGTATCATGTAAATAACGATTACGTACAAAGGCTTCACCAAGTAAAGCGTTTTCATCAGCGTATTGTTGAATACGGTCTACAATTTCCTTAACATCCTGTGTTGCTTCAGAGACTTCAATATGCTTATGACCTAATTCATCTGCGTCTTTAAAATCATTTACTGGTTCAGCATTTAAGTTAACCATTTCACCACCACCGTAAAAGGTGACCATGGCATTGACAATCACCTCAAGATGAGGTGTATGTCTGAATTTAAAAGCTTTTGAATTGGTACGAATAAGATAATGAATACCACCTCGTGGGGTTGATTCCTTATAAATATAGTCATAAGATTCAACTAAATCAAGGTCTTCTTGACTGTAACCCGGTTCTAAATCTAAGAGACCAAATTCTGTATCAGCTAAATCCAAAACAATTGGAAAATGCTGATTCTTATTGGCTAAAGATTTAAAACGTGTCTGTACCTTATCAATACCAATTGGCAGATAAACACGTGATTTGATAATGTATGGATTTAAAGGTCGTTTAAATCGGTCAACATAGGTTGCTCTGATATGACCTAACAGGTCTAAAAGCTCCTGTGAGTATGTAAAGGTTTCCTGATAGGGATAACCAATCATACTGGCTGGCATTTCAAATTTGGTTAAATCTGGTTGGTCAGGTAAGGTGACTGGTGGTTGATTTTGAAGCAGATATTGATGCTTGACTCCCTCAACTTCTGCAATACCCAACTTATATGGTTGGCAGACATCATCGTCTTGTGTGCTTGCAGGAACCGTTTTTACAAAAGAGCCAAATTCATCATAGATATAACCCGTTGCCGTTTCGACATCTTCAACAAGAGTCAGCGTTGTGTTTGGGTTGCGATGAATAATAATATCTCGCGGTTGTCCGAATTTCACATCAGAAATATTCACTACTTTTGTAGCGATTGTTTTGCCAGAAATTGCTGATTTGTATACTGGCCCATTCAGTTTTGATTGTTCAAGCATAATGTTTCCTATATAAAATTAAGGTGCGACTTAAAGAGTCGCACCCATGTGTTTATTAGCCCCAGATGTTGTCGCTAGATGTACCAGCTCCCAAATCAGTTGATGGGTTGAAGTCATCTGCAACAGCGTCATCTTCTTGACCCCATACTTTAGCACGGCCGCTCTTTTGGAAGATTTCGTCAGGTGTTGCACTTGTAGCCAAGGTTACTTGGAAGTAAGGCTTACCATAGTTACTCATAGCTTCTTTAAGAGTTACTGTAGCACGAGTACCACGTTTCAGGTAGTAGCCTGGGTTTCCTTCAGATGCTGCGAATTGAACATCATCAAATAGTGTGAAACGACCCTCAGCAGTAGAGATGTTAGCGAATTTACCATTCAGGTTTACAGCCAATTGATACTTCAATTGCAGGTTGTTGCTTTGTACAAAGCTTACCAATTTAGCCTTGATTTCAGCTACTGGAGTTGCAATAGTAACGTCTTTTGGTGCAAAATCTTGCCATGGTTGTCCATCGCCGTCTTGCTTGAATGACAAATAATTGAATACTGTCTTACCAGCTTTTTCTGGTTTTTGTGATTGAGATACTTTTACTGCAAAGAGTTCTTCTGGAACTTCAGTGATATCATCTACTGTAATGAACAGACGACGTGATTTACCACCGTTAAGTCCGTCAGTTGTGAAAATAGAAATCTCTTTGTTTGTAAGTTGCAATTCTGCCATGTGTGTTTTACCTTTTCCTTTTGAAAATATGTTTTTACTAACTGTTTTTATATGTACAGTCTAGCTCCCAAACAGTTCTATTAAAGTATGAATATCTAAATTCACAGTTAATAGTTTTGTGCATATCAGTATGACACCGATATGACACGTGGCGTACTGCACACCTCTACACAGTTAGACCTTTTCTGGTCGTTCCATGCTGCATCGTGACCTACATGTGGATAACACGAGGTTATACGGTTAACGTTATTGTATGAAAATGTTGGCCAACATTTCGGGTAAGTTATAATACCATTATATCATAACTTTTGTGATTTGTCAAGCAAAACGAATTTCCTTAACTTGATTAATCTATTATATCATATAATTGTGATTTTGTCAAGAAAAAAGAATTTCTTGTTTGTAAGAACTTTGTTCTCAACTTGATGAATCTATTATATCATATAATCATGATTCTGTCAAGAAAAAAGAATTTCTTGTTTGAAAGATATTCTGTTCGTTACTTGATAAATCTATTATATCAAATTTAATTAATTTTGTCAAGAAAAACGAACTTTTATTCAGCTCGTTTTTCTAATTCTTTTTGATGGTCAATGACACGTTGGTCATCTTCTGTGAAACCATCAGCATCATTACTCAAATAAGTGCGTAAGTCTTGAATAGCCTGAGATTCAGCGTCTTCAGATGTTTGTTCAGTTGATGACTGTTCAGGTTGACTTGATGAACTACTTGATTTTGTGATATTGGAAATATCTACAGAAGAGCTTGAAGAACTAGATGTTTCTTTTTTCTTAGTTTTCGGTTTGATTTCCTTAAACTTGGTGTCAGAAACAGTGATATCTAGTTTAAAAGCTTCTTTGTTTTTGTAATCGACTTGAATGTTTGTTTCATTTTCGTTTACAAGAATTTTTGTTTCAAGTTTGCTTGCTTTTGCGATATGATTTTTATAGAGTTTGAATTGTTTTAACTCTTTCGTTTCTAAAATCGAGAACAACTCTTTGGTCTCATCTGTTGAAAGTGTCAATTCATAACCCTTGTCTGTTTTGGTGAAATGCTTATCATCAAGTTTCGTTAGAAACTCTTCTAAACTTTTATTAGACTTAGAATTTGTTTCTTTTGCGGAAACAGCTTCTTTTGTGTCTAATTCTTTTTTGTTTTGATAAACTTTATCACCATCGACGAGAACTGTGTGTTCTTTTTTATTAGTTTTAAAAGTGATGTTGGCTTGTTTGCCTGATACCATGATGACGCCTGATGCTTGAGAAATCTTTTTCTTTTTGGTCATCGTAACATCATACTTTTTTGCCAGCTTTTCCTGATTGAACTGTTTGTTCACATCAGATAAAAAGGCTGTTTTAGGCGAGCCACCACCTGTAAAGAAACGAACAGCTAAAAGAACTGTGAAAACCACAACAATACCAATGAGGATTTTACCAAATTTGATATACCAAGGGGTTACGTATTCATATTCCTCTTCATCAATCGGTGAATCTTCATCTTCGTCGTCATCTTGTTCATAGTCATAGATGTCGTCTTCGAGTTCTTCGTTGTCGTAATTGTCAAAATTGAGTTTCATTTCGTCTCCTTCATTTGGAACCATATCAAATAGACTGCTTCCAAAACTTTGTTTGAGTTTATTTGACTGGTTGAAGCCCTAAATAACAGTGGTTTCTCAAAAGTTACTAATACGATTAACGATTTACATACATTGCTTTTCTGAGTAAAGCACATTACTGTTGACCCCTTAGAACACAACCTTGATGTTTCAATGGTTAGCGTGTTCCTTACGTTCGTATCCAAATTGTACGCCGAGTTTTAACGTCTTTGCTGTGACGATTCATTTCTCCTATTTATCCTTGGGAATAAGATAAGATTCTCCATTATAACGTACAACATAAGTTTTTTCGTCTTCATCAATAAGGTCGACGATGGTTGATTGTTGATTTTCATTTTTGCTTTTCAATTCAAGCGTTTTATTTCGTTTTACAATTGTGTAGGCGTCACTGAATTTATGAGGCCGTGGTTCTGTATAGAATTTGATGACTCCTACAATATATAGACATAGTATAGCAACATTAATGACGGCAGCGATTTTCCAGTTGTCTTCGCAAAGTATACTAATCATAATACAGGTTAGAACTACAGCACCTAATCCAAAAACAAGTATATACAAACCTTGTGTGTCATATGTAGATAATTGGTGTACTAATTCCATTTATTTCTCCCTTGGTACTGAGTATAACTTGTTCTCATACTCAACTATGTACATAGTCTTGGCTTCATCAACTAATTTTACAGTTTTAGAGTCCAACAAAGATGATTTACTCTGTAATTGAATCGTATTTGTTGCTTTTATGACATGATAATTGTCATGATATGGTGTAGACGCAACAATAAGTGACGAAATAAGACCTGTAGCAATTAATGCAAGATTTAAACCTGCAAAAACAAGAGGCCATTTCAATTTGGATGTATAAATATAACTACCAAACATGGCAACTAGTAAAATAACGCTTGACCATGTAAATATGTTGTCTATTACATGGTTTGCGATAAGTAATTGGTTCATGCGATTACTCCTATTTGTCTATATATTGTAATTTACCATGATACTCAACAACATATGCGTTTTTAGTTTCATTGAGAATTCTAACAGTTATTGATTTATAATACTCTGTTTTACTTTTCAAGGTCAATTTGTCATCTTTTTTAACAATGTTAAACTTTTCAGATAATGGTTTTTGACGGAGTTGGTATCGGTTGTATATATCAATCGATAATGTGGCAATTCCAACGGTCAACAAAATGATGAGCACAGTCATTTGTATTTTCTCAGGAAAAGATTTCCATTTCTCTAAGGTTTCTTCTGGTACAAACCAAAGTACAAGATGTCGCATGAAATCAATGAATACAACTCCAGCGATTAAAATGATGACCAATATAATAAAAGAACTGTTTGGTAATGTCCCTAAGTGGTCTAATAAATTCATGTGGTTTCTCCTATTTGTTTACAAACATTATTTTGCCACGATATTCAACTAAATATTTGTCTTTATATTCTCTAACAATCGGTACTGTTACCGAATTAAAATACTTGTTTTTACTTTTCAAAACTAAAGAATCATCTTGTTCAGTGACAACAAAGTTGTTGGACACGGGTTGTTGAGACAATTTGATGTTGTTATGCCAATCAAAACCAAGGATTACGCCGACACATATAAATACTACAAATGGTAATATCATTGATAATAAGAATATTTTAGGGTTCTTGGTCTGAGATAAACCCAGACTTAAAAGTATGGTTATGGCGCCAACATAAATTAATATAATATGTAATAGGTCAGAGTTATACAAACTGTTTAATAAATTCATGTGATTACTCCTATTTTACAATGGCTGATTCAAAATGACTATTTTTACTTTTTAGGCTCAAATAATCTTTTTGTTTTTTGACAACAAAGTTTTTAGATACGGGTTGATTGAGCAATGTGTTTTCTGTGTGATAGTTGTAATACAAAGCCCCTATATTAACAATAATCAATATCACAAAAATAATTGTAGGGATTAATATTTCGCCATATCGAAAGGTATTGACTGTCATTATTGCAATAGTCAATGAGATAATTACTACAATTAGTGGTATATATGATGATACATACAAAGAGTTGATTAGATTCATGTGGTTTCCTCGGATTTCTTACTCTACTTTAGCTTTTAAATTGATGTGAAATGGACAACACAAACCGTTTTCTGCAATGTCGGCTGTGAGTTCTTCCAAACTTTTCTTTGTGTCTGTCATTTCTTGTAACCTTTGCTCAAGTCCATCATAAGATAATTGTCTTTTACTGAAAATTGGAGCTATAGCCCTTGTATCAGCGAAGTTGACAATTTTAGCTTTTCGTGTTTTGTGGTCAAGGTCAAATTCAATTAAAGGGGTTTCTGAAATATAAAATTTTAATAACATTAGTTTTCCTTTCAAGTGATTAACTCACTTGTGGTTGTTGGTCTTTCAATTCTGTCAAATCATCTTTTGATAAGATACCAGCTGTATCCATATATAGTTCTTTAACAAGTGAATGTTCCAACAAAGCTTTCATTGTGGCTATTTTAGCAGTTCCAAACTTTTCAACAGGACTGTCTTTAAAATGTTCACCTAATTGGTCTAAATCATTATAAACAGCTTGTAAATCAATTTGAAATGGTTGAAAACCATTGTTACTCAGAAATTCTAAAGCCTTTTGATGATTCAGTCCAGCAATCAATGAGTTGTTTTTACTCAATACAGAACTTGTAAAATCTTCAAGGTCTTCTTCTAACCATTCAATGTTATAATTAGCTTCCATTGTTGAAGTCCAAACAGGAATTTGCAAAGCACGTCCATAGTCCAAATTGATTGGTCTTGCTGTTTTTGTTACAATATTATAAGCTGTTACAAAATTACTTGGATTTACAATTCGGTCTTCATTTCCAACAATCAAATCAAAGGCTGCCTGTTTAATCAAGAAATCTTTGGCTTCTTGTTCTGGAACACCGTTTTCAACCAAGGCTTCTGTCAAACGTTTGTAACTTTCGGCCACAGGTTTATCAATAACCTCCGTTGCATAGGTGTTAATGTCTAAACAAACATTGTCATTGGCTGTGTGACCTGATGATAAAATTTGTTCCACTTCATTTTCACGTAGAAATATTGGAGATGTTGTTCCGGTTTTAATTGTGTCTTCATGAACAATTGTGTGAAAACTATAATTCACTGAGTGGAATTGGTCATCTTTGATGTGCCGAGTTAAACAAGATATCACGGCTTCAGAGACAGATGAATATTGATAATCATATCGATTTTCCCATTCACCATTGACGCTTGGATTCAATTCGTCAAGCTTGACAAAGAGATGTTCTTTGTTCATGCTAATAACACCCTTGAACTGCATGCCTTGGATGTGTTTGTTTCCGAATTTTTGCGATTTGTCTAAAGTGATAACATTGTTATCTTCTGTTGCCGTGATATACATTTCTAAACCCCTAGTCCACAAGTGTGTTATGCCAAACCTTAGCATATTTGGCAATGAGTTCTACATAACTATCAAAATCAAGTTGTTTGTAGATGTTTTCGATATCCTCATCGCTCATTGTCAATAGTGATGAGTTATCAATATGCAATTTTGCATTTTCTGGCAAGTTACTGATTTTCATCTTCGCAACAACTGCCAGAGATTCACCACTTTGTTTGTAGCTGTCTACTTCACGAGACAAGGCTGCGGTGGTGAAGTATTTGTCAATTAAACCTAGTTCTGTCAAATGAGAGACCACTTCAGGGTCACCTATTTTAACATCTGGGAATAATTGTTTTGAATGTGCTTCAATACTCTTAGTTACTTTTGTCTTACGAGTTCCATAACGTTCAAGAGTTACACCAGAGTTACTTAACCATGTCCGAATAGTTCCCGGATATACAACATCATGGTTATCAATAAAGATACTTCCTGATGTACTACGCATTACCCAAGACGCCATAATGACAAGGTCACGTTTGCTCTTGTTGGTGATAATTGATTCAACACTTTCATCTAACGCCTGACGAATTAGTTCAGGACTAATTTCTTTGTCAGCAATGTGGTCGTTTTGTAAATAACGAGTAAGAACCAAGTCAACAAGGGCTGGGTGATTCAAACGGTTATCCACTCGAGCACCACCCCAAGATGTAAGTGTTCCACCACGGGCTGATACTACTTTATAACTACCATCATCTTCGATTTCCAATTATACTGATAGGTAAGCTGTTTGATGTTATCTCAAGCTTTTCCCCCAGCTCACACCGTGCATGCGAGTTTCCCCGCACACGGCGTTCTATCTATTTCTAATAATTTTCTAGACTTCACTATAAATATAGCCACTATATTTTGTCGTTTCCGACAAGTTCTCGTAATTCGTTCACCTTTTCAACTTGTGAATCTGTCAATTTCAACATTGTCAAGTATTTATTAATCGTGGTTTCATTTTTAGCATGAATCAGTATATGTACTTCTGGTAGAACAATGGTTAAATTTGCATAACTATCATCTTTTGTGAGAATCCAAGGAGTCTTGTGATGACAATGCATATTTGTGATGTCAAGTTCTAATCCAGTTACTGCGCATTTACCGTTCTGAGCAATGTATTTTGAAATTCGATTATCGTTATATTCGATAGTTGCCCGTTCATTAATGATTGGATTCTCACGAAGATAACGTAATTCATACTCAGTGATATTTGATAAATTCTTGTGTATTAATTCTCGCCCACTAACAGTATATTTATTAATTGCTTTATTTTTGCGCATAGGATTACGTGTTTGCACATATCCTATAGGTAGTATTGGGTATTGCATTAGGTACCGTATCATTTTACTTTGAAGATAAGGTTTATATCCGTCATCATTTCCCTTATAACTACCATGCTTTGTAAAGCCGTTAGATTTTTCTGCATTTGGTGGAGCTTTATCGAATCGGTTGTGCTGTCGTCGCTCAATATCCATTGCAAGAGCATTTAAGTCAGCGTTGACTTGTGTTGCAAACTTGTAATAATTATGAATACTGATAACCATACTATTATACTTACCGATTTCTCGAATACATTTTTGAGACTTTGGTGATTTTTGAATACGTTTAATTTGCTTGCGTAATGATGTTTTAATTCGTGCAATAGCTTTGGGGTCTACGTGTGTTTCTGCAACGTATTTGTTTCCTGATTGCCCTCGTTTATTCGATTTCCCCTTTTTGATAGCTTTGATTGTGAACCCAAGGAATTCAACCGAATTCTTTTTAAGGTTAACAATCATGCTCTTTTCCGGAGATGTTTCTAATGAAAGACGAGTTTGTATCCAGTCTTGACATGCTATTAGTATTTTATTTGCATTTTCCTCATTATCTGTGAAGATAACGAAGTCATCTGCATATCGAACAAGAAACATCGGTTTTAATTTTGCGCCTTGCTGTGTTATAGCATACCTAACTTTTGCATGTGTTGATGGGCCATTTTCAACAATCTTAGGATTCCATTGCTTTGGCTTGAATATTTCCCATTGTGTAGCAACCCACCAGTCAAATTCATTCAAACAAACGTTTGCTAATAGTGGACTTATTATTCCTCCTTGAGGTGTTCCACTAATAGGTTTTATTGTCTGTCCGTTTTCTAACTGAATAGGTGCTTTTAAAATTTCTTTCAAAATAACTAGTAGTTTCTTATCTCGAATACCTAATGACCATAACTGTTTTATTAATTTACTATGATTGATGTTTTCAAAGAATCCTTTGATATCCACCTTCACAGCATAATACATGTTATTATGATTGATTTTGCTAATTGCTTCAGCAATCGCATGTTCAGTACTCCGATTTGGTCTGAAACCGTAACTTTTTGAATAAAACTTAGCTTCACATATAGGTTCTAATATTTGTAAGATGCACTGTTGAATAATGCGATCCCATATTGATGGGACACATAACAGTCTGTCTTCACCATTCCGTTTAGGTATGACTTTTCGTCTAACCTTTCGTGGTCGGTAATGTTCAAATCGTTTCCTTACTTCATATAGAAACTCATCATTACTTAATTTTTCAAGGTCTTTGATAGTTAAACCATCACATCCTGGTGTTTTACTACCTGAATTTGTTTTCAATTCACGATATGCCAAAAGAATATTATTCGTTGAAATGATGATATCTATCAAATTTTTGAAGTTTTGATTTTGTGTGGCACGTTCATATAAGTTATCGAATGTTTGCGTCATATTATAATATTCAGCATATCGCAACTTATTGTTGGTCTTTATTTCATTTATTATGGTCTATCACCTACTTTCTATTGATTTTGGTGACTTTTTTGTCTTACCGGAATCCATATCAAGTGAGTGTAGAAATTATTAAGTTTTAAATAGACTAGTGGCTGTTGCTCTGATTTCATTACAAAATCTTCATTGCTAGTGCCACCACTTTCACTGTTATTAAGAATACTTATGTCTTCGTATTCAACTTTACCCGCCAGCATCGGTATATCCGATACGTTAACAGCTTCCAACGTTCCGTTCAAACTATTATAGGTTTAAGGACTTACGTCCCCGATTTAGGTGCTTCCTATATCCCGTGTCTAGCTCCATTGCCTTTAACAATGTTAGGTAGGTACATCGCCTAGATAATCCCCTACCGTTAGACAAGTCTTATTTTCAGACTTCGAATCATTTCTGACCCGCACAACTAACGAGACGTACATTCGGAAGTTCGTCAGTGCTCTTCGCACATTCTCACCATGTCGGTTAACAGCGCACAAGAGAGGCTCCAGTTCCAATTGGTTTATTACTCCAATTGGATTTCGGTTACTGTTTTTACAGCACTTCGGGTTGCTCCTTGCTAATTTCACCCTGCTCTCCACATCAATCCATGCCTGGATTATGCAGTCGGGAATATTACTGGGATAGCTTCAGGTCGTTACTCCGTCATTTCTATCCTCATTTGAACAGTTATCATAAGGTTTTTATAACCTTACGCCACAATGTCGCTTACTACATCACTGTAGTTACTTACTTGTGAACGTTTCGCACCCAAACGATTGTTACTGTCTTTTGATACAAAATAAACAGGTTCTGGGTCAATTTGAACGTAGAGTTGTTCTAATTCTTCATCAACCAGTTTCTTGTTTAATTCTTCTTCAATATCAAAAACATAAATACCATCGGTGTTTGATGATGGAATCCGAGCTGATTCCAGAGCCAGACGTTGTCCAATGATATAAGTCATCAACTGACCAATAATACGCATAGACATTGCTTTGTTGTTTGCACGTAAGTTTGTGTCAAAACTTCCGTCAAGCACACCTGATGCTGAGTTCAAGATGAGTTTGTAACCCTCTTGCTCAATGTTGGTAACAATCCACTCAGGTGAGTTGAATTTTAAGTGCTTCAATTTGCCTTTAACAGAGATACGGAAATCGTATACATCGGCATAGTTATCAGTACCATTACCATCATAAAAGGCACCCATATTTATTAGCAATACTGATAGGTAATCCTTTGAAATTATCTCCAGATTTTCCCCCAGTTCACACCGTACGTGAGACTTTCACCTCATACGGCGTTCCATCATTCGTCTAATATTAGACTATCAAATCATTTGCAGCAAGTTTTCTCAACATGTTCAATTTTGATATTGCTTTTTTATCTAATCGTAATCTATCAAGATATTTACTAATTGTGTCCGCATTTTTCGCATGTAATAGTTTGTGGACATCTTGTGTGATATATACTAAATTATCAATATCATCGGTTCCGCCCAACCATTTTGGAATTTTATGATGCAGATTCATATAATCTATTTCAAGAGGCGCCCCCGTCACATAACATAATCCTTTTTGTTTGGTGTATGCGACTAATCGATTGTTATTATATTCCACACTCATGTTTTGAATAGGTGTGTTTGTTAGATAATCAATGATTCTTTTTGAGATATTGGAGTCAGTTATCATTGATCTACCTTGTTCAGTGAAACTTGTTTTTTGTTGATTTAGTTTCATTGGAACATCCATTTTTATATCAGAGATTAAATATACTCTAACATTATATAAGAAAATAGGTTTGTAACTTTTCCAATGCTTATATTGATTTTTATAATAATCGGTTGTTGGCCCATCTCGTTTTATATCTTTTTTTAAACGATTATATAAGGTTCTTTCAACTGAATATGCAATGTCCGCAAAATCTTTTGACACCATTGTGGCTGTCTTATAATAATTTTGTAATTCTAAAATCTTAGCATTTATTCTGAACACCTCGTGTGGGTGTTTGTGTTTTTGAATGTTTTTCACTAATTGCTTGAGATGATTTATCGCATTTTGTTTGGAACTTTCACTTACATGGGTACGTGCTGTATATTTGTCTTTATTTTTGACAACTTTAATTCTAAATCCTAAAAATGACATACTATGTTTTCTTAAATTTATTGACTTCATATATATCTCGGTTTGAGGTATTTGTAAACGTTCATAAAGCCATTTTTCCATAGCGATTCGTATTCTAATTGAATCATTATGATTTCGACAAAACAATCTTATCTGATTGCCGTGTCTGACAACATATATCTCTTTTAAATTTGAACTTGTACGTAGTGCTCTATATTTTCCACTTTTATCAACATATCGTTTACCATTTTTAGTTCTATGTAAATCATAATTATGATGTGTTTGATAAGTTTCCCATTGGTCGCTTATCCACCAGTCTAATTCGTTTAAATAAACATTTGCTAATAAAGGCGTCAATATGTTGTTATGTGGTAAACCTTTAGTGCCATTTACTTTTAACATTTTACTTATGATTGCTAAAAGTTTTTTATCACGCACACCAAGTGTCCATAATTGTTTTAATAATTTACCATGATTAACATTATCATATAGATTTGGAATATCTATACTTGTTGAATAATGTAGTTTATTCACATTTGTGAGTGACACGATACGAGCTATCGCATGACTTGCTGTTCTGTGTGCTCTATTTCCATAATTATGTGAATGAAATTGCGCTTCACAAATTGGTTCTAAAACTTGTTTAATACTTTGTTGTACTAACAAATTTACGATTTGTGAATAGCTTTTGACCACATTTGGTTGGTAATTATCAAATGATTTTCTAACATCATTTATGATGTCTGATTTATAGTCTTTTGATTTTAGAATTGTTGTTGCTAGTGCTATGTTATTTGTCATAGTCACTATTTGATAAAGATTTTTTGGCAATGTTTGATTTTTACTTTGTTGATACAAATTATCAAACATTTTTTGCATACCAAATTGTTCATGATTGCGTATCTCATTTTTTGTTGAAATTTTAATGTATGCTGTTTCAGTCAATGTTCTCACCAACTTCCAAGCGGATATGATGATTGCATTTCTTTTAGTCTTACAAGAACCTGAATTTATGATTTGTTAGTTTTCATATTATGAAATGACTACTGGCTATCCCTTCACCGTTTGTTATCACGGTTTCATTGGTACTGTGCCAGCACTCTCACTGATATAAAACAAGGTTATCACAAAGTGTTTCCCTTGTAACGCTTCACTGAGTGTAATCTCTTCACGTTATCAGTTTTCCACGTTCCAATTATTTTATCTTTACATATATCCGTAGGTCGTTTCTTTGAGCCTGTCAGCTTGATAACGCCTATAACGTTATAAGGTATTTCATACAATGCAATCTTACTTTACCTCACTGACGCAAAACATGTTGCTACATCCTTTCAGATGTATCTACCTATAGACCCTTACATTCGAAACTTTGTCAGCTTTGTAAGCATTCTAACCATAGATATTTTATAGAGTCCCGAGTTATCTATAACCATTTGACAGGTTATATTCACCCGACTTTACCGAGCTTATAACAAATATTTTATTACAGAAATAAATGCTATTCGGAGTATCAGACAGAGTTCTTCAAAACGTTACTTTATCATTTAACTCTTCAAATAATTAGTTCTTATGCGGCTGCATAGTCATAGCTTTTCACTATGAAACGTGTCACACGCATTGGGTAATAACCCGCGAAGTCTTGGTGTACAGAGAAGCCTGTAGACGTGTATTTGTAGCGGTCAATCAGAGTTTCGGCACCAGATGTTTTATCATACTGGTATGGTGTGAAATCTTCTGAGTCTACAATTTCATCTACCATTTCAGTCTCGCGTACAAACAATGGAATTTCGTGGGATAAATAATTTGGATATCCTTTATAGGATGTCCGTGACTGGAACTTAATTAAGTTCATCAGTTTAGCTGAAACCTTACCTTTTGGAATTGCAGAAATAACTTTGTATTTCTCTTTTAATTCGGCAATTAAGGCACGGTCTTTTTTCAACTGGTGATGGTTGACTTCGGCACCATGAATACCACCTAATGAGAAGTTGGCATAGGTATAAGAGTCAACACCATTACGGTCAATAAATGGCAGAAATGTTCCAAATGTGTCCATCAACTTACGACGGTCAGATTTTGGTCTGGCTGGAATTCCATGCTCAAGTAAATGAGTAGTGGAGTCGTTCCAGTTCTGGCCTCTTACAGACGAATAAAGGTTATAAACGGACATGAATTTAGCCAAATGTCGATTAGCCGCATGCGGATGACGCTTTTTAATTTCTTCATATACGTTTTTCATGTACCAGTCTTTAGCGTATTCCAAAATGTCTTTTTGCTCAACACCCAATTTCTTGGCAATGTGTGGAGCCGGATACATAAAGGATACTGTTGGGTAATCTGCAATTTTCTGGTCAGGTGATACAATAAATTCTACAAACTTAGCCGATGTAGAGTTTGGTGTAACACCGTTTTCACGCAATTTTGGAAAACGGTCTAACAATGATAGACGAATATCCAAAGTTGATTGCATAATTCCCGGGAATACGGCGTCACGCAATTCTGTAACGTCATTGATGTTATAAAGAACATCATCATAAATAGATTTTGAATAACCAGTCTTATTGGATTCAGATTCAATAATTGAACCACCTTTAATCCCAACAAGAGTCTTCAAACCGATTGTGGGGCGTCCTCGTTCAACCATTTTCTCATTGAGAAATGCTGCGTCAACCTGATTAGCATATTGCTCATAAGGTTTGGTGTTAATCCGTCTTGCAGTATCGTTGATGAGGGTGTCTGAGAATTTCCTTAATGTTTCTGTTGTCGTTTGTACACGATTGGCAATCATAGAGTTCAAAAGATAATCAATCATTTGAATATCATAATTGAGTGTGTTATAACCGATATAAATATTTTCTTTAGGCTCGACTGGTTTGTCTTCTACACCTAAGAAATCCGATAACAGTGAGTTTCCAGCCGGTTTTGGAATTCGTTTTTCAAAATGCCATTTAAAACGTTCAACATTTTTTGTCAAATCAAATGTTTTAAATGGATATCCTGAGTCCTTACAGGCACGAATAACCTCACCTTCGTCTTCAGCACTGTTGACAATATAAAACATCTCTAAGGCGTTTTTCTCATCAATAAAGGCCGCACAAAACAAATTAGTGTAGGATTCTATATCCCAAAATATTTTCATACTGTCGTTTTTTCCTTATTATGTGCTTACTAATATTATTGTCTTCTTCTATTATACCATAAAAAAGACTCTGACGCAAGTGTTTTGCGTCAGATTATAGGATTTTTGGCTGGTCTAATTCAGCCTCATCAAGAAATTGACTCTTGGTCAGTATCGTTTCACCAAAGGTTAATCGATTTTCTGACTGACATAAGGTCAATGACTTTTTAGCTCGAGTGACAGCGACATAAGCTAAGCGACGCTCAGACTCTTCGTCCATTTCGTCACATGTGTTGCCCGGGAAGCCTTGTTGTTCCATACCTAATAAGAAAACATGTTCCCACTCAAGACCTTTAGAACCATGAATTGTCGCAATAACAATACCGTCATTGTCTTGTTGACGTGTTGATGCGGACATTTCAAAGGTAAAGGCGTTGGCAATATCGTATAGGGAGAATTGGTTGTGTTCCCGACGATACTCTTCAACAAAGTCTTCTACTACACCTGATAAAATAGTCAAGTTTCGTTTGTGACTTTCATTGTTCTTGAGACTGTTAATCCATTCAACATATCCTGTTTCTTGTAATAAGAAATCAATCATGTCTGGAAATGACATGGTAATTTGTGGGTCAATTAACTTACCATAAATCTTAGAGAATATGGTGACGTTTTTACGCAAAGCTGGCGTCAGTTCATCTACATGTTCTGACATGATAAACTCAATGATTCCCATTTTATGTTCTTCTGCTTTGGCCAACAAAGTGTCAACCGCTTTAGGGCCAATACCACGCGCTGGTCGGTCAAGAATAGACATAAATGCAAAGACATCTTTCGGATTTGTGAATATTTTCACAAAGTTGAGAGTATCCACCATTACGTCCGAGTTCATAAAGTCAGCAAAACGAGTCGTGTCATTTACCGTGATTTTCTCACGTTGTAATGCCAAATTAATTGAAGCAATAGACATACGTGAACGAACAAGAATAGCAATTTCTGATGGCTTCACACCTTGTCGCATTAGATATTTAATCTTATTGACGACGAAATCAGACTCTTGTTGGTCACGATAAGCCTTAGTGTATAAAATACCCCCAAAACCTTCGTCTGTTGTGATAGCCGCATGCATGGGTTTACGATATTTAGAACCACTGATGTTGTGGGCAATAATCTTATTTCCAATATCCAAAATTGGTTGATAACTGCGATAATTGCTGGATAAGTTGACTACATGACCTTCATTGGCATGGGCTTCCATTAACTCATATCGTCCACCACGAAATTCGTAGATACTTTGGTCAATATCACCAATAATGGTGAGTTTATCTTTACCAATAGCTCTTACAAAAGCATCTTGTAGTGCATTCGTGTCTTGAAACTCATCAACAATGACATGAACTAAAGCATCCGCATAGGATTTCAAAAGACCATTTTTAGCCATAAGATATCCAATGAAGAGAATATGGTCATAGTTAAGTGTGTTTGTTTCACGACTAACCTTTAAAGATTCAATGAAAATCTTATGAAGCATAGAAATGATATCATCTAAATTAGAATCATTTATACGTTGTGTATCTGTTTTCCAAATACGATATTTGGTATCCTTAGAGAAAATGCCTGTTTCCAATTCTTGCGGTTGAGCAGTATTGACTAACGTCGATACAGTTCCTGCGATTTTATTGAAATCCCTTTTTACCAATTTTTTATGTGTTGGTGTCACAAACCATGACTCAGCAACACGAAGATGTTCTGGATTATTTTCAATAATTGAACGATACATTGTGTTGGTTGAGTTTTCATCAATGATCGATACTGATGGTTGTAAACCAACTTGTACAGCATTTGACCGAATTAGTTTCCCAATTACTGAGTGAAATGTACCCACTTCAATACGGCGCATTTCATGCTCAGGAATTACACGCATAAGCTTTTGACGTAAATCATTAGAAGCCATACGTGTAAAGGAAATCAAAAGAACACGTCCTGTGGTGTATTCACGAAGAATTCGTTGAGTACGTCCTAGCATGGTGTGAGTGTTATGAGTCAGAATATGGTGACGAGTGACATATAAGGCGTCAGGTGCGTCAACCATAATACAACGCATGTCACATTGTCCAACTTTTTCAATCTTGTCAACATAACGTCTGTATTGTTGCATAAAGGAATCAATGCTTGTGTCATATTCAAATGGCACTTCTAAGACATCGTCCTTGATTTTACAAACAATTCCAAGTGAACGTAAAACTTCTGCCACATCCGAAACAAGTTGGTCACTATCAGCTACAAATTGAGTTTTGCCATTGGTTACAAGGGCGTTGACATCAAATAAACTCTGAAGTAATTCTTTACGAACTTCTACACTTGCGAATTTATAAATGTCTGGAATAAACTTGTTTTTGTTTAGTACACGAAGTTTTAGTTTAATAATACTTTGAGCAACCTTGTCATAATCTTTATTGAAAAGATGTGTTTGACTAAGAGCATTTGAGTCTAACAAATATTGTCCCAACAAATAAGCTGGAATTGGCACTTGTTTAGACGTGTATTCCACAGGTGCCAGACGTGGTAGATAAAAACCTTTTAAGTCGTCACGTGTCAACCATGTTGAAAGTGTATGTGTCTGTGGTTCCATATAGGCATCATTTTTGAATGTCCATAAATGTTCTAAACCACAATAGGTGAATGTCCCATCAGTAAAGGTGATTTTGTAATTGTCTTTTAGACCATTTTCAAAAATCTTTAATACCGTGATGGGTTTACCATTTGAACCAACGACTTTGTCACCAACAGACAATTGTCCCATGGTTGTCCAACCAGTTGGTGTTAAAATTGGTTCAGTGAGTGGTTGCTCTTTTCCTGAACCCGCTGAGGCAATACCGACAACTGTACTGTCTAAAGGGGCGTCTATAAGAGCTTGTTGTTCCTTGTTATACTGTGTCATCTATAACCTCTGCTTTGACTAAATATTCCTTGACAATTTCTAATTTTAAGCGTTTACCAGCAACAACAAAAGATTCTTGATTTAATTTCTTTTTTAATTCATTTGAAATATGAGAACCCACAGCCAAGTCAGGTAAGCCCAACTCTTGATAGGTTAATAATTCATAACCAACTTGTGGTTCTTCTAAATGAAGAATACAGTGATTGATAAAATTTTGAATAACAGATGATTTGCATGGTATTGAAAGAGTATGTTTCAAATAGGAAACCATATTGTTATACTGTTCTTCGGAAACAAAACCGGAAATCGCTTGAAAGACTTCCGGCTTGTCTTCGTTGTTTGTTTGATGAATCTTTTGTAATGCTGCAAATCTTTGTAATGTGAGTTCAGCCATTACATTTCATCCGCAATGGCTTTAAGGTTTTTAACAATTGATTTGCGAAGCGCCTTTTTGACAATGATGTCAATTTCTTCTTCAATTGCTGCGACGGTTTCTGCGTCAATCAAACCTTCAGACTTGAGGTCTACGGTTGTTTCAGCTTTAGCCTTTTTCTTAGCTGGAGATTTCTTGGCTTTTGGCTTAGGCTCAGGTTTGGATTCAGGCTTGGGTTCTGGTTTTGGCTCAGGCTTCGTTTCAACAACTGGTTGAGCTGATTCGATTTCTTCTTGTTTCACTTCTGTTGGTGCAACACTTGGTGCAACATCTTGAGCGCCAAAGATATCCATGTCAACCTTATATTCTTCTGTTTTGTTTTCAACAGGTTCTTCCGTTTTTACTTCATCAGGAAGTTGGAATTGGTCAAAAATACTTGGTGCTGAATCATCAACAAGTGGAGATTCTTGAACAGGCGCTGGTGTTGGTTGTGGTGTTGGTTCTTGAGCTGGTGTTTCAGATGCAACACCTACTGATTGAAGAAGTGATTCAAATGATTGGTTGAAAATATTGTCTGTCATGTTTGTCCCCTTAAATAGTGTCCCAGATTAAAATTAGTTGTTTGATTTGTTGTAATTTATCATCACTTGTTTCTTGGCTTGACATAACGCCTTGAATTAAGTTTAACAAATCATCAGTAGTTTTCATTTGTTGTTTAATCACAACATTACGTAGTAAGTCAGCGTCACCTTTAAAAACTTCTGGTAGTGTAGCTAAGATTTGCACATCACCAGTTCTTAAATAAGACGCTAAGGTTTGAAAGGTTTGGCTATAAACCGGAAGATATAACATAGCTGGATTTAGTTTCAACACTTCTTCTGCCTTGTCCATTTGTGTCTTAATAACACTTTCAATTGGTTTCCAGTTTCTGATTTCATTACTAATGGCACCACTGTTCATTTTTGGAAAACGTCCAATGAACAAGTTGACCATTGTTTCTTTAAGACCAGTAGAATTAAGAACAGGGTGTTGTTCTAATTCTTTATGAACGATGTCTGTCAGTTTAGCCATTTTATCAGCCATACGAGCATTGGTTTGTCGGTCTAATTCACGTTTTCGATTGGCAACATAATTTGAAATTTCACTATAGCCTAACTCTTCTAGTTTCTTACTTAGAAAAGTCTTATAACGTCGTGCTGTATTGTTGACTTCTTTCGAATAACCTTTGCCAAATTCTTCAACTTGTTTAACAAGTGTTTGAACTTTGACTACGTCTTGTGGTTCAAGTTCTTCTTGATTTGCAATACGCTCACGTAGTGTTGTGATTTCAGATGATATGGCAGCCCATGTTGTATCAGGTACCATAAATTTTTGTAACTCATTTGCCATGGGCTACCCCCTTATTTAATTAGTAATGTCCAGTCATCAGGTTTTTCATAAAACATAGAACTACGGTGAACTTCATAATATTGTCCACCCGGTTTCAAATGTTGCCGTACATAGGCACGCGCCTGTTGTTTTGACAAATGACGCATGTTTTGTACGGCACGAAAAAGACCTGCTGACATGTCTTTTGGTATATTTCGATAATTCAAACGAACATATTTATCCAATTCTTTATCCGTCAATTGAGACGAGTCAATATTGGGGTCTAATACGTCCATTGTTTGAGTAATGTATTCACGTAACCAGATTTCGTCATAGTTACCTTCCATTACTATTATATCAAACATCCCCAAGGATGTCAAGCCCGGGCCAACACTTGTTGGCTCAACAGTGTCTAAATCTGTTACATATAAGAGACGTTCTGTTTTATGGTTAACTTCCTTTTCAATCACAAAACCATAATTAACAATATCGTGGTGTTTTTGTGGGTGAAGTGAAATAGTATATTTAGCGTCTTCTGTTTCTAAATGATAGATTTTTCCACGGTCATGAAGATGAACATTGCGTGGTTGATACTCAACATCAATTGGGTCAACTTTACGTTTCAATTCATTTTCCTTAAACATGTCATATACAGCTTCAGGAATAAAGACTTGATATTTTGGTTGAGGAATTTTGACTTCTTTACCGTCATCTGTTAAATGTGTCACATATTCTTCTCTTGCGATACAATAACGAATTAAAGGCATGTTTGCGTGGTCACCGTGTTTGTGGCTTACAAATAGCATTTTCAAATCGTCAAAATCATAACCAGTGTCAGTGATTTTCTTTTTTGTAACACCTGCGTCCAACATAATGATGTTGTCAATAACAACACAATTTCCTTGTGAACCGGTGGATATAATGTTTACATCCATTTATGTTTTCCTTTTCGTATTTCGTTATCGCAAGACTGCGACTACATCTTTCGTAGAGTAAATGGGTTTTGGGGATACCCCAATGAGGCAAATTCGTGTATACGAATTTGCAAAAAACGATTTTGTCACATGTGACATTTTTATCTGTGTATGTGACATTTTATCTGTGTATGTGACAAAAATTTGTCACATCCTTAACCAGTTAACAAGTTTATCTTTGTACAAATACCCTAAATTGTCCAATTTATACCTCATTTTGCATATTTATGCATAAATTTTGCATATTTTTCTCTCATATTTTATACCTATATAAAAATGTCATATTTTTGTCACGTCCCCAAACCCCGTTATATCAACGTTTTGGAAGTTTTGTCACATCGATGCGACAAAATTTAGGTCAAAAATCCTATGCACAACCTATGCATAACCCTTGGGGCTCTAGGCGTTAAGGTTGATGTGACAAAATTTTGTCACATTTGGGCTGTATATCTAACTATATTTTATTTATTTTTTTTATTTTGATTACGATTTA